ACCTGCTGAGCTTTTGTTTTCTTTTTTTCTTTTTTCTTAGGCTCTTGCTTTGGTGTTTCCATATTATCTGGTTCCATACAGTTATTTATGCATTACAAAAGGGTTATTGGCTGGTATATTGTTAACACCTTTTTCGATTAAATATGTAACAATAGTTTCTATACTTTCTGTTTTAAGAAATGAACCTTTTGTAAACTTACGACCACCATCGTCAAATTCAAACAAGATTTCATTCATTTCATCTTTGTTTTGATAACAAGTAACATATACTGAAGTTAGTCCTGGATCTACCAACACAGTCCATCTACGTGGGTCAGTAATAGAGTACGCATTAAAGATTTTAAAAACAACAAAACCACTGTCTTTGAGTCTTTTGATGAAGTACCCAGCAGTCTTTATTTTGTTGGATATTCGTCTCTCTTTGAGTCTGTGTTTCATGTTAGTTAATTAATGCTGACATTATATAAGTCAAGTTTGTGTTACCTTTAACTATATCCATTTTTATAATACCATAACTTGTATTGATAGAGCATTTTATACTAGTAGCACCATTAAAGTAGATTAATCTAAACGTATCAAGATTAATCGGTAGTGGTTTATTAATTAAATTACCTGAATACTTATCTGCAACCACGGTTATAAAATTATCAACATTATGTTTTGTTTTATCTCCTAACTCTGCGTATATTTTATCATTCTCAGTATATAAATAGATTTTGTTAGTCGCTGCAGCAAAAGATGTTCCTTTAAGCAGTGTGTCTAAATTCTGTTCTGATATATCAAAGCAGATATTATACTCAAGTTTATTTACTTTATCTACATTTATGGTTGTCTTTTTGATAATACCGCTCTCTAAAAGATGATAAGAAAACTTAAATGTACCATCATTATACTTAATATTGTTATCAACTACATTGAACTCTATATCTTTCGTTTTGATTAGAGATAAAGCTCCGCTTAATCTCTTGACGTCAGGTAGGTTTAATGTTCTTACTTCATCGCTTAACACAGGTTGAGATGATATCAAACATAACGTATTATCAGGTGATGAGCATGTCGTTTTTAATTCATTATTCTGTACATCAATACAGCACACTGAATTCAGTGTGCTGATTGGTGATAGAAAATTTTGAATAAACTCTTTTTTATCGAAAATTTTTATCTTCATAGACCTCTTTTGCGAGATATAGTATATGAAGATTCAATTTTATCAAGTCTTTTCAAAATTAAATCTTGTTTTTCAATAACAGTGTCTAATAGATCATAAATCTTATCTCTTTCATCAAAAGATAACCATAGTTGGCCATCATCTTGTTGCACTTGTACTTGCGGTTGTACTTGTACTTGTGGTTGTACTTGATGAACAGGTGGTAGATTTTGCTGTATTTGTGGTGCAATATTATGACGTAAAGCATCACTTAGTACCTTTTTGACATCTTCACTACGTCTTTGTAAAGTACTAGACGACCCTATGATCTGGTCATCTAGACTTTTCATTAATCCGTAATTTGAGCCTATAAAATTAACTAGAATTTCTTGCTCGTTTGCCATTTTATTAAGTTAGGTCTAGACCATCAAGCAACTTAGATACTTCATCATCATTATCTGTCGATACTCTTACAGGTGCTTCTTTAGCTTGTACTGGTTTTTCTTCTACAGGAGCTTTATCTGTCTTCTCAGCATGGAAGTGTTCCTTTAACATTAGTCTTAGATCATCAGCACTCTTAACTGTAAAGATTTTATCTAATTCAAATACACTATCGTATACTTTTTGGTATTTATCTTCATCTAGATCTTTGATTTCAAATGGCAATGAAAACTTTGAAGCTACATATGAAGGAAAGTCGCCTTGCTTTTCTACTTTGATTCTTAGATTAACACCATTTGGTGATAGATCGAAGATGCGAGGACCGATGCTCTCAGATTCATCACCTTCAATCGCATCAGCAATTACTGTTTGAAGTTGCTTACCGTAACGTACAATCTTTACCTTACCGTTATTATCGGGATTGGTAGGATCGTTTATAACGTATACATTTACAAGCCACTTTTCAGCTCTCTTAACTGTCTCGGCTTTCTTTTTTTGTACTTCTGTACCTGTTTTGAGAATACGGAATCTTTCTTCTGCAATTGGATCTCTTTCACCAAAAGTTTGTAAGCTTAATGCAGAGACGTATTGTCCTGTTGAAAAGCTTGTCCACCCATGTTGATAATAGTGGAAAAATGTCTTTTTTGGTTCTTTTGCAGGTAGCAATCTTACTGTGTAAGTATTGCCTGGCTCTAGCTTAAGGATGTCACCTGTACCTCCTGATTGTTTGTCTTGTGCAATTGCACCTTTAATACTTTGGAATATATCGTTTATGTTATTTTTGTTATATGTTGTCATAAGAAAATTTTAGAAATTGGAAATTAGTTTATTAAAAATAAGATTACAAGCTTTTTTACATTTAGAACTGGTATAATATTTGGTACGAAAGAAATTTAAGTTTGATATTTCTTTACCAAACATAAACCTCTTAATATCACTTTCATATTCTGATATTATTTTATCAACACCATCATATGAAAACAACGGGTAAAGACAAATTTTTCTCTCCTTTAGGTGAAGTAAAAAACTATGACAGTTACTGCCTTGTTGTTTATATTTAATGTAATCTGTCATGTTTATACCGTGTTCTTTACAAAATTTGTATATAAAAATAAAGCTATCTTTTATTTTTTCTAGCGTCTGGTCATGATCTGGATTGTTCGGAATGAATGTGTTATGATAGATTGTATATGCTTTTATCGCTCTTTGTGATAGATAAAAAGCTAAATCAAAATATTTTTCACCATATACAAAATATGGTGCTTCAAAAAAATCTTTTATCACTAGATGTTGGAATTTATCAAAGAATTTACCGAGTTTTGCTACACATACATACTCTGTTGTATTTTCAAAACCTTCAAAGTTTTTGCGATATCTAAAAGGCTTATCGTTAAACTTGCGTATGGTTTCTATATAGCAGTTGTATATGTACTTTTCTTGATTATCCATCTAGTTTTACTTTATTCTTGTTTATTATTTTTGTTATATATTTGCTTTTTGTTACTGACGGCTCTATAATCATGAATTTCTTTAAAGCTTCGAAATCACTATCTTCACCTATAGCCATCTTATATAATTTTTTAATTTTGGGATTTGTTATAATTTTAGTAAAAACTGTTGCAAAATTTATTTTTTTACCATAATAAAGATGACAGAAGGTGCAGAAAGAATAAAATGCATGGTTAAATTCAGTATCTTCAATCGTTGCGCTAGGTAACTTAGGCTTAGATGTATTACTCATATTGTATATTATGAATAATGTACCAGGATTCAACTACTTAGAATTTGAAGTGCTCTTGCGTTATCACTTAAATCACCACCGCTCTCTAAACTGTCGTCTTCATATATAGTGAGGGTTTTATAATCAATACGCAGTGTAGTTGTACCGTAATTTGGACCAAATCTATTTTTCGCTATATTCATTCTAGTTATATTAAGTTCTCGATCTTCGTCAGATTGTGTTATTATCCCTATAAAATCAGCAGTCGCAGCTAAACCTATACTCTCACTTATACTCTCTAATCCAGGTTTATCGGTATCATAGCCTGAACGATTCAACTGTGTGGCTGTAATTATAGGGCAATTAAAGATATAACTTAATGCTCTAACTTGTTCAGTAACAATCTTTACACGTTCGTATGAATTATCACCTGTAGGACCTTTTAGTAGATTAATATAATCCAATACTATTGCATCTATATGTACACCAGTACTTTGTATATTTTTTAGGTAACCTTGTAATTGCGAGGGTGTAATAGTACTAGGCGGAAACTCTTTTATTACAAGTTTACTAGTAGGGTTATCTTTAGTGTGTTCAAGTATTTGAGTCTTTAATGTTTGAGATTCAACCTTGAGTTCTGATATAGGTATCTTACTAACACTGGATGCTAATCTCTTAGCATATACTAACTCACTCATTTCAAGAGTTATCAGTAATACGGTCTTACCATTATTTGCGATATTAGTTGCAAAATTACCCAAGAATATACTCTTACCAACGTTTGTTTCACCAGCAAAAATATAAATTGCTCTTCCGTTCTTCAACCAGCCACCACCTAGCTTTCTATCTAAGAATTTATAACCCGTAGGTATTACAGGTTGTTCTGTATTCAGATCATCTATTAGAATATTAATATCTTTGAATAGATCTAAACCTATATTTGTTTTTAAGTTTACATTACAGCTCTTTTCAAACTTATCTAAGATGAAACCTGTATCTATTTTGCCATTCGAAACGTCCTTAGAGATATCGAGCATTGTATGCCATATAGAACGCTCCTTAATATATCTTTCTGTATTCTCAATAAGTTCGTCATTGTTAAATGACTTATCCATCTCAGAAAACTTATTAACTACAGTCTTAAATGCTTCTCTTGAATCTGAATCAATGAGATATGTCTTTAGTTCTGTAATTGTAGGTGGTACATTTCTCTTGTTATAAAAATCTTTAATGATAGTATATATAGTTTTTATATTCTTATCCTTAAAGTGTGCAGGGTTAACCGCACTTATAACAGTAGAAAGATACTTCTCATCTGTAAGAGATTTGTAAATTAAAATCTGTTCGAAAAAATCTAAATTGATTTTCTGCATTAGTTTATGATATTATACTGTTAATAATTTACCAGTGTAAGCTTTGTATTTTTCTTTGAAGTACTTCTCTCCGGCTCTCCACTCTTCGGTAAACTCTCTGAGGCCTGGTGATTGATGTATTACTGGTAAATCGATTACACCTGTCTTGAGCTTTTTGATAGCAGCATCCATACTAAAGATGAGATCATAATAGTGAAATCTAGCTGGATTTTTTTCATCGAATCTCAAATCTCCAAGTTTTTTGAGATTAACACCAATAAACAAACCATCTATAAGAAGTGCTTGCTTATTTAGTGGTCCAAAAGATGTATACATATAATCATCTGGGGATCCATGACCAACACAACCAAGATGATCTTTTCTTTCTGACATAAGATGCCATAGCATAGGATTGTTATGATATCCGAAATTTGCTACTTTTGATCCAGCTAGACCAATAACATCAAACTGTTCGAAACCTTTATAAATACGTTCAAGAAAATCTAAGCAATTTACAAATATATCATCATGCATAAAAATAGCATGTGTATAACACTCTTTGAATGTCTCGACATAATTTATATGTCTATTATAAACAGATGCCAAACTTTCATTGTTCTGATATACCCATGAAATATGATGTCCAAATAGCCCATAAAAAATACTAGGTAAATTCTTTTCTAAACATTCACCTAAAATAGTATCACTTCTATCTTTATGTTTTGTTGCTACTACAAATTTTATATTCATTTTAAAATATGATTAAACTTACATTCAAACTCACAATCTTCACCACCAAATTCATTATACTTTCTACTAAACGGTTCACCTACTAATTTTTTATAAAACGCTATTCCTTCTACTGAATTTGAGTTAACATAAAAAGTACCACACCAAAGCTGACTGTCCTGCAGAGCTCGTTTCGTAAGCATTTTAGCTATACCTTGACCTTTAAACTTTTCATCTGTTACGATATAATAAGTTTTTAATGTGCAATTAGCTTTTGTATTACAAGTAAACGCGTGTAAACCTACTATTATATCAGTAGCTTCATAAAAAGCTACTAATATTGGAAATTCCTTCCACCACCCTCTTGTTTCCCATAAGTAACCAAAAGTATTCATAACAAAAGAGTCTGTGTTATTATACATAAACTCCATTAGTTTATACTTTTGGTCTTGTGTATTAGGTGTTATATATTCAAGTCTAAATTTTGTCATAGCTCTAGAAAAGGGGACTTACACTCAAAGCCACCAACTGGTTTGATACCTTTTTTAGTCATCCTATATAAGATACCTTCTTCTATTTTTTTAAACCCTTCTCCTGGTATAGAGGAAAAACTATTATGATCATAGAATAGTGTACTACCTTGCCTTGCAAGGTATACATTTAGTGTTTTAATATTCATTATCCATAAACCAAATGTTCCTTGTAACATACTTAGTACATATTCGATATTGAGTATTTCATTTGAAATAGTTGTGCATTTATCAAATCTATTTTCAAAAAGATCTAGTAATGCTGGTATTATACTAGTATCTACTAAATTATCGTGATCAGGTATATTCTCGTCTTTTAATTGCTTAAAGTTAGTTAACACCCCATTATGAGCGACGATCCAATTATTTTTTTCAAAAGGGTGACAATTATGTAATTTCCATTTTCGCTCAAATGAAGTAGGTGCTTGATTGTGCCCTAAATATAGGAAGCCTTCTGGTAGTTTTATCGTATTCCAATCAAAACTACCTTCTGTCTTTTGTATATCGTATGATTCACCATTAGTATAACATACTCCAGAAGCAAAATTCCCACGTTGCTTATTCGCCTCATCTAAAATTTCAAATTTATTCGTATTAAACGATCCAAATATGCCGCAAATATAGTTACCCTACCTTCCTTGTTAGATTAAACATACTGAATGATATTAACTTATTTTTGGTTTTCAAGATTAAATAATAATATGAGTTTTACAAAATTAGGATGGGCTAACAAAGCAATTATAGGTTACAGTTTCTTACTCGAACAAGATGAAGAAATAAAACAATCTACACCACCCGCACCGAGTGCTGAACTTTCACAGGATGCTATTATTGGTCCTATGTTAAAATTCATTCATCAAAAAATGTTGGCGTATATTAAGAAATCTCAAGAAGAAGGTAAGGCTGCTAAACTTACACCTTATAGAGATCGCTCTATTTATTTTTTACAATTTATTAAAGATAATTTCCCCGAGCTTGTTAATAATAAATTAGCAGAGATTGAAAAAAAGAAGCCAAGAGAGAAGAGAGAGGGTGCACAAGACGTCACACCTATTGATGCTGAAGGTATTGTTCAAAAGAAGCGCATTCCTTCTGCTACAGAAATTAACTGGTGGTTTGGAAATACTTTAAGAAGTTTACCAAATGGTAGAGAAGTTTATGATAAAGTAAAAAACGAGCTGATTGCAAAAACAGATAATAAATCAATACAGGACTATATTAACGTTACCGCAACCACGCGCGGTGAAAGATTTAAAATAGATGCTGGTTCTTTCTTACCTACTTCAGATATAACAACGGCTCTTGCTACACCTTTATCTGCATTTAAATCACCTGAAGAGAGATTCGAACAACAAATAACTGATGAGCCTCGTGTTAGTTTAGAGGAGATTAAGGATTTTCTTATACAAGCACTCGTAGCGTTTAAAGAAGATGAAAAAGGTGATCCGTATATTAGTGATGAAGTTAATGATGTAATATCTGGCGTATATGGAAATGAAACTGCAGAAGATTTAGAAGGATATGTGACAAGTAAAGCTCGTAAATATAATAAATTAGCTCAACGTGGAGGTGACGCAGGTGCGAAAAAGTTGTATGAAATATTAAGCGATATTATCGAAAATTTCACACACTTTAAGCTCTTTGGTGTTTTAAGAACAACACCTGAAACATCGGATATTGCACTGGGTTCAATACAAGATATTAAGGATGATGTTGTTTATGGTATTGAAGACTTTAAAGAAAATAATGAAGAGTTTGCTGCAAGTTTTGATAAAATGATTGCAAAAATCGAAAATATGGATACAATATCTGAAATATTGACATATTTGGAAGGTCGTATAGAAGTATTACCTACACACAGTAACCCTACCATTCAAAGATTTGCAAAGAAGCTCGAAAGTATATACAATTCAATAAAAAATAAGATATCTACCGCTAAAAAGTTAAAAAGTGATGAATTGAGTGCTGTTGTATCACCTAGTAGTGAAATTAAATCAAAGGTAGAATTATCTACACCGTCTGAAGAAGATGTTGCGAATTCTTGGAAGAAGAACGAAGCTTTCGTGACTAATCTATTTAATATATTGAGGACATCAGGTGGTTCTTACCAAGCAGCAAAGTCAAAGATAGCCGATATGTCTAGTGACCGCACTAAACCTAAGAGAAATGAAAGAGGTGAGGTTGAGCTTGACGATAATGGCAATCCTATTGAAGTACCTGTAAAGAAAAACAAAATAGCTGTTGAGATGTTAGCTTGGTTAAATAATATCTCTTCAAAAATTGATGATGCTGGTAGTATAATCACGAATCTATTTACCCGCTCGTATAATGAACAGGAGTTTTACGAAAACGGTAGTTCTCCTGAAAGATGGATTACCTATAGCAAATTTGATACAGGTAGCGGCGACTATATCAATACCGAATCTGTAAAAATTACACCTAAACAGGTAAATAACCTTCTCGTTGAGAACTATCGCAATAGTATCAGAAAGAAGGTTATTGCTCAGCAAAGATATCTATATTAATTTATATAAGGTATATCTCTACAACCTTTTTGTTTATAGACCTCATCAAGTCGTTCTTGTTGAACGTATTTGATGGGGTCTTTATATTTGGCTTCAATAAAACCTCTAAGTCTTAGACTACTCGAAGGTGTATCAGCATCGGCTAATTTATCTTCTCTATTCGAGTAGCAGGTCCAAGTCTTACTAAAATCCACACCGAGTCTAATACCTTCTTCAATGATTGATTTCTTACTCATCTCAATGAGAGGAGCTTCAATCTTTATCTTTGATTTACGGTTTAGTGATATAAGATTATTAACTGAATTAATAAATTCCCCGCTACCATCCCAGTAGCCAGCTAGTGAGTCCGCTTCAGCAGCACCATACCAAACAGTATCTGCACCTACGGACTCTGCATATGCAGAACATATAGATAAGAACATCAGATTTCTAAATGGAACGTATGATACGGGTTGAGCATCTCCTGCCATTTTCTTAACATTTGGATTATCAATATTAAGATTAGTAAGTGATGAAACTGGTGCGATATCTTTTATATACCTAACATCAAGTACTTTATTGGTAATTGTTACAGTATAAACATCTTGTAACATATTAGTATGGTGAGGTACGCACTCAAGTTCTCTAGAGTGTCTCTGACCATAATCAAAAGTTATAGTATGTATTTCATTAAATCCCTGTGCTACTGCCATATACAGTAGCACTGTTGAATCTGCACCTCCACTAACTGTTAATACTAATTTACTCATTTTATTAGATTACTTTTGTTCCGGTTCATCACCATCTTCAACCTCTGAAGGTACTTCAGTTTGTAGTTGTGAACCGTAAGACCACGCAATCTTCATTTTCTCTTCCATGCCAGGTAAGATAATCTTATTCCAGATGTCTTCATCTTTACCCCACTTAGAGAAGTATCCAAGCTTAGTACCATCAAGTAGCGAGTAAGTTGGTCCAGATTGGTTTATTACACCAAGCCCAACAGCTAATTCTACAAGCCCGTAGTATCTATCTAAACCAGTAGAGAATGACAAGAACATTTCACCTTCAAGATATTGCTTGATAAATCTATTCTTTACTGTGAGAGCTCTCAGAATTACACCAGAATAGTTCTTTTGACCAGGTGCAAGCTTTGCATTTTCATTCTTACCGTCATCCTTTTGAGGTTTTCTTGCAAGCTGAATAGTTACTGATGGAAGATAGACTACTGATCGACCACCTGGCATATTCTTTTCTAGTGATGGATACATTGCCATTGGGTCATCATAGACGTGATTGGTCATTACAATGGTCGTTTGGGTCATTGCACCAAGATTAGTACAAGTCTGCATTAGTGTTTTCATTGCACGTGCTTTGGTACCGGTATCTTGAGATGTGCTTTCTTTTTCCATTCTGTTTATATCCATCTCAGACTGTAGATTGCCAAGGGAATCTATAACAATAAAGAATTTGCCATGCATTTTAGCTTCTCTTACGGAATTTAAGAACTTATAGATTGCATTTCTGGTTTGTTCAATCGTAATACAAGGTACGTATTTTACCTTTGAGATATCGAGACCTAGACGTTGTGCACCTTCTGGGTCAATAGCGTTTTCTGTATCAAAAATAACAACCGTCATACCTTTTTTCTGTGCATTTGCAGCCATCTGCTGCACGAAAAAGGATTTACCAGACATTGAAGGTCCAGCTAAAACTGTTACTCTTCCCTTTGGAATACCACCGTGTACTGAGCCGGATACAATCGCATTCAATACATAACTACCAGTGTCGATATACTCTTTTACTGTACTTAACGTATTATCATTAAGATAAGTTGCGAACGGATTGACACTATTAATCGATTCTAATACTTTTGAAATTTCTTTGTCTATCATAGATAAGCATTATATCTATTTTTTGAGATCTTCAAGTAATAATTTTATCTTTTTACTGATATAATTATTTCTACCCTTGTGTTCTTCTAAAAATTTTATAACTTTATCGTATTTATATTGATACTCAGCTTTACCTTTTTCGTAAGCTTCTCTTATAGCTAAATCGTAATATATTTTATTCATTACATAAAAAAGCCCTCTTTTTAAGAGGGCTTTTTTTATTTTTTATTCAAAAAGCTTAATAACTTTAGGTTCTTCCGTTACTGGTGTCACCGGTTGAACGTTAAATGTACCTGATACAATTCTTTCGTATTGCGATGCAATCTTTTCATCAACTTCAAAATTAGAGCCTAAGGCTATAGAATTTAATGAGTATGTAAATTCAAAATTTCTCTTGTTAATTTCGCTATATTTAACGAATTCAGCAAAGAATAGAGGAACTAGTTGAATTTGCAATTGACCGTTAGCTGGTTGAACCGCAATCATTACAGGATTAACGACTGTTAATGTGCCTTCTTGTTTACTCGGTGCGCTGATACCTAGAATATTTCTACCTACTTGATCTATGAATGTAATATATTTAGACATATATGTATATTATATTATAATAAGAGATTTTCAACTGAATAAATCAAATAAATTAGTTTGAACAATAGAACCTGGCCGTTGTAATTCCCATCTGACATTTTCATATAGTCTTTCTACAGCTGCGAGTACAGTCTTTTCAAAGATTAATTCGTAGTCTGGCTGAAAGATCTGTTTAAATTCTTCAGGGTAGTAGTATTTATAAGCAATTTTTTCGATATTATATTTGTTAGGTGTCTGTAGTTGTAATAATCTAACTTTATCACCGGATGATATCTTTTCGTATTTGTTAGTTAACTGTAGCTTTTCAATAAGTCTATTATAAAATATTGCTGCTTTAATATGATGCGGTGTACCTTTGGCTATTTCGAAACCATTACTGAGTTGTTCTCTTGCTTCATAATTATTTAGATTACTAACCGTTGCAATAGATTCGATCGGTAGTGTCTTAAATATCTCCCACACGTTATTAATTGATATATTCGTTTTAGAATAATCCTGAGTAGAGAGCATCGTTTCAATTATATCTTTAATATAAGGTTTAACAGCAGATGGTATTGTACTACGTACAACATCTACACCTACGTATTTGTATTTATTACAAGGTATTTCTTCAATATCTAAGACATGTATTATATATCTTTTCTTCTGTAAGAAGATACCGGTATCAGCTATTGCTTCTCTTTTAAATACAAACCTACTATCTTCTGAGAATAATTCACGTTCACCCCATACTTTTATTTCGTTATTGAGCATATCACCTAGCTCTTTTACTTTATCGTAAAACTCTTTACTAATCTTGCCAGGTTTGTTAGAAAATATTACACCGTTTTGTACAATATTATCTAAAGTAAGATAAATAGAATCTGTATCGCCATATACTACGATATCATTATTATCTTGCTCTGTTATATTTGGTACATTCTCTTTTACGAACTTTTTAGCAACCTCTCCTGCAAATTTAATTACTTCTTGACCGGTTAAGGTTACAGATGAGGCTATATCGTCGTCACCTAATGGATTGTTTTTGTTACCAAATGCACCATAAGTTGCATTAATATATATCTTTTGAGCCAATTGCTTAGAGTCTAATTGAACACTCTCGTTCTTTAGATTATTATACTCTTCGCATTCTGTTTGATTTAGTTCTTCTAATTCTTTAATACGAAGTTTTACTTTCTTAAGTTTAGCTTGCGTCTTTTTACGCTCCTTGTAGTAATAATCTAATACCTCAGGAAATATACCACGCTTTTTCTGTGTGAATATAATATTTGCCTTACTTATAGTAAGTCTCTCCTTTTGTATAAAAAGAGCAAACTTGTCTTCAGTAAGTGTAAATGTTTGACCTGTAACGTGTCGTATTACCACATTACCATCTTCTCGTTTAATTATTTTACCTATCTTTGTCTCTGGTGATGTATTTAGAGTAATCATCACATTAGGATATAGAGAGTTAGCGTCAAATGATACTATATGCTTTTTAAATCCAGGTAATGGTTCACGAACAAACGCACCGGGGTTAACGCCACTCTCTACATTGCGTATAAATGTAGGCAGTATTTGATTCTTATGTTTAGCGCGTATTGCTGCTGCTCCATTTATAACTGATATAGAACCCATTGCTGCTTCAAATGTAGTTAGTCCTATATATGCAAACATTCTCACTAGGTTTAAATATCTTAGTTTGAACTCAAGGTTCTTAAGTAGTCTTACGTCTTGAATATTGTACTCTACAAACTTCTGCCAATTTTCATTGTATAGATCTATTAGATTACCTGTACCAATATCTACCTTTGATTCACCTAGTTCTAATTTAGCAATACTGTTTAGCTTGTAACTCTCTTTTTCACCTGGTGAGAACCTCTTATATATGTCAAGATAATCTATAAGAGATACACCTTCTATAAACCAGCGCTGCAAGTCTTGACCTTTATCGTTGTGTATTTCACGGAAGTACGTTTTACCTGCTGGTGATAAACTATTACGTGTATTATCACCAAAAAGGTTTTGTACCCTATTCATGATATATGGAATATCGAATCCCATACTATTCCATCCACTTACAATATCGGGTGGATCAGATTTAAACCAATCTATAAACTTAGTAAGTAATTCTACTTCATTTTTACAATATATAAAGTCTACATCACTATCGACTACATTAAAAGGTTTTTCGCCCCAGCATATAAATCTCTTTGTAGTTGAATCATATATAGTAATGACATTGATAGGGTATTTCGAATATCTTGCGTCAGGAAACTCTTCTGCAATAACTTCAATGTCAATAAATACTACTCTTACATCATTTTTACTAAAGTCGGGTGTTTCGTTATCTTTATAGAATCGCTCTATAAGAAACTGTTGAACACATGGAAAATTATCGAATACTCTTGTTATACCTGTATTGGTGATAAAAGAGCTTCTGTCAAATTGAGTATTAAATATACGTTTAACTAGCTTAGTACCGAATATTGAATCATATTCACCAGGACCTTCTATATAGAGGTGGGGTTTATAGGTAAAATCTTGTACATTTCTTTTACCATTTTCATCCCACCCTAATATAGTTATCTTCTGTTCTTTGCTGTTATAAAAAGCGTTCCTATAACTCATGCAGAAATATTATAATTATTCCCGATTGTATTTTGTTATATTTTTTCTTGCACTGCTACCATAAGGTGTGCTGTATAGCTCTAAGTAACAATCTATATTGGTATCCGTTTCAAGCCAGCGTGTTTCTGCATACTGTCTTGCACGTTTTGATATTGCCTTATATTGTTTGTGGTCTTTAAGAGTTTCGTTGATTCTGTCTATCATTTCATCACCAGTCTTGAACTTAATAGGAGCATTTGAGTATGTTACTATATCTTGACATGCAATAGGTAGACCAAAAGCACACGCTTCAATATACTTGAGATCGCTCTTAGCTTTATTAAAGTTGTTATCTTGTAGTGGTGCTATCATCATATTTGCTTTAATATTAGCAATATCTTGACCATAGTTATATAACTTAGACCATGGATGAAATTCGATCTTACCAGATTTTACGAGATCCATTAACGGTAATGGAAATGCACCTAAGAATATCCACTGAAACTTATCAACAGTCTTACGAATTACATTATTCACATGGAAAAAGTCATCGTTATAATTTCCTGTTCTGTTTTCTACATCGAAATGTGCACCTGAACCTGTATAGAGAATACGTGGCTTCTTCTTATTATTATCATAACTTGTCATTATTTCAGTACCATCGTAATAATTACCTAACCAGAACTTAGGCATGAAGTTTGGAATTACTGTAACATTCTTATTACCTGTCTTACTCTTGTAGTAATCTTTCATGAAATCACAAGTAACTGTAATTTCATCACACAGAGCCATAATTGCACATGCTGATTCTCTTATCTCTGGATTATCAAAAGCTGGCTTAAACTTGTTATAGTCTGGTATGTCCTCTTTGAAACAGATATCATCTATTTCATAAATTATTTTCATCCCGTTTTGTTTTGAAACATCACGTAAGAATCTTACAAATTCAAGCTGTTGTCTTGTTGCTTGTCTTTGAATTCTTACGGACTTTACCATAGTATAATATCTTGGATCTAGATTCATTACTGTTGTACCATGCACAACAGCCTTTTGATGAGCGTTGAGTACTTGCTCAGGCCAGATCATTCTCCAGTGACCACCATTTATATTCAGTTTAAATCGTTAATTAAAACCCGCTTATTAAAGCTGCTATATATTTCTATATAGATTAGACTATATCATCACCTCGTAAGGTGCTCCCCATTTCCACATCACTTGATGTGTACTCACTTTTGTGATAGTCGTTGAACGTTCCGTTATGGCTTCGCTGCTGATTACCAGTTAAGGTTTCCAGCAATTAAAGGAGTTTGCATTATATATTACTATATAATGGGCCAAGGTTTAGCCTGAGTAGTCTGCGTAGTAGTTTAAAAATCTTGGCAAAGATAGTTCTGGTGGAAGCATTTCTTCACTCTGTCGTTGAGGCTGTACTGTTTGTTGTATTTGCTGTGTAGGGTCACTAAACGGTAGTCTAGGTCTATTTATTGAATTAGGTACGAACATAATTTATATACAGTATATTATTTTAAAATATTAAGAAATCAAATTTATAACCGTTTTCTTCTACACATTTCTTTTTTGCTAAATTTCTTTCCAAATCAATTTTAAATGTGTATTCACTTTTAACTTCAATTATTCTTTTTTCTTTAATTATAAAAATATCTGGATAATATCTATGCTCTTTACCATTATATGTATACGTAAAGGGAGGCATGTTACATTTACCTGTTTCGATATCATCTTCTGTATAACCTTTAGCTAATAATAAATTAATTGCTTTATTTTCATAGCCTTGTGTTTTAAATTCCTTCTCTCCTACTATAAATGTTTTTATAGAAAAAGCGCTATTTTGTTGTTTTTCAAAATACTCTGCAACTTGCATAGGGTTAATAACTCCATACTCTTCTTTAAATTTTTCTTGATATCTCTTTATTAATTCACCCCAACCATTATATTTTAATATAATGGTCTGTTTAAACAATTCGTTAGTAACATTTTTATAATTATATTGTTCTTTTCTGTTTCTTTTTTTAATACCATTTTCATTTAAAACTCTAATAATAACACAATTATCTACGCTGTATTTTTTGGATACATAATTGACACCCTTACCGTTGGAATACTCCTGAATAATATCTTTTATCTCATCTTCTGTAAATTTTTTGTAAATTGTATTGTTTCTTTTTTCATTATATCTTAATATGTTTCTGGATTCTTTTTTATTACGTAACGAAACACCGTTTTTAATTATTATTTCTCTAATTACAGATACATTAACGGCATATAGGTTAGCAAGTTCTGACGCTGAGTAACCTTCAATATAATTTATTATAATTTCTTTAGCTTTACCTTTTGTATTTTGATGCCTACTTTCATAAACAATATCTATGTTCATATATATATTTATTGTTTTGGTTATTGTATTCTTAATTAATCAACAAAGTTTACACGTTTTGTTATTCCGTTATGCTTTTCAAGAAAGATTATATCTCCGTTTACAGCTTTTACACTCTCTTTTCTATGCGAGATAATTAAAATAGATTCTTTAAACGTTTCTACTCTTTCTTTTAGAATATCTACTACTAGCTCTACACCACGTTGGTCTAAGCTGGTATCAAATAGTTCATCATATACAGTTACATTATAGTATACATCTCCGTGAGTCTTTCTCATATCAATAAATGAGAAAAGACATGCTAAATCAATAGCTTTTCTTTCTGCACCAGAGAAGTTATTATAAAGGCATATCTTACCTTTTTCGTTTAATATCTCTTCTTCAAAATACTCGTTAAATATGCATATACTATTACTATCTAGCTTCTTGAGGTAGAATGCTAATTTTGCGTTAAAGTTTTGTAGAATTTTCTTTACTAGGAAACTCTTTACACCTTCTTCACTTATTACAAACTTTACAACCTCAAGCATATCAGCTTTCTTTTTAAGACTTTGAATTGTATTATTGGATGTTTCTATCTTTGTATTTGCCTCTTTTATTAATTCATCAAAAGTCGTGACATCGTTTGATATAGTTATGCTACCTTCTTGTAACTGTTTATTTAAATTCTGTAAATCTGTAATTCTTTTCTTATTTGACTGTCTTGTAGTTTCTTGCACTGCTGCAAGCTTTATATCTTTATTAAGACTATCTATGTGTTTCTTTATTTTGGACTTTTTATCTTCTAAACCATTTGCCTCTTTTACATATGCAGATAATGTCTCTACTAATTTTAGCACATCGTTATGCATATTTTTCTTTTCTTTTTCTATCTCCTCTATATCGTGTTCTGATATTGGACGTAAGCATGTAGGGCAAATCTGTTCAGTAGTACCTACTTTTTGTAATTGCTCTTTTTTGGTTTTGATTTCGTTTTTTACTGTTGCTACATTTCCAAGTGTCTGATTGCATAGTTCTTCTACCTTAACCAAAGCCTTAGTATATTTTTCTAATTCTGTATTCTTTTCAGTCTGATTTATTATAACTTCATTTTGAATATCAGTTTCAATCTTTTGTATCTCTGCCTCGTTATCTTTGATTTTTTTATTAATCGCTAATATCTTGGTCTCTTTTTCTTTAGACTTTAACTCCTTTTGCTTTTCAAAGGCAGATACACTGTTTTTAATTTCACTAAGTCTGGCATTTTCTATGTCTAGTTCTCTCTTTGTGCTGTTTTGGTCTTCTCTAAGAGAAGACATCATTGCAGAGAAAACCTGCAAATTGAATATTTGTTCAATAAACTTTCTTTTCTCTACTTTAGACTTTGACATGAAAGGTAGAGTATCATTTAATGTCATCAGTACACAATTTCTAAATACTTCAGGTGATGATGATAGTACAGTTTCAATATACGAATTTGTATTTGCAATAGTATCTAATGTTATATCATTACCATCTTTATAAAGAAACAATCTAGACGGTGATAATGTTCTTATTATGTTGTATGTGTTTGTATTACCGTTTTGATTAACATCGAATTCTAATTGCACTTCGCATGTATTTTGAGTTATATTGTTTGATATAAACTCTTTCTTAAGTTCTCTTAATGTAGTACCAAATATAGCAAAGTATAATGCATCTGCTATAGTGGAATTGTGTGATGTAATACCGTTACTATAATATTCCTTAACGTTTCTAACTTGCAAATCATATAAATTTTTAAATAAATTAGTACCTCTTACGTATTTTATAGTTTCACAACCGTCCTTTGTATGAACAATTTCATTTACATTTAAATGTTGAACCTTTACAAACTCTACACCTGTAAATACTCTATGGTTACCTGAACATTTAAGGTTTTTTCCGGCATCAGTTTCAATTTCATAAACTTGTTCATTGTATGCTGTTACATCTGCTTCATCGATAGGGTTAAACCCAAATCTTGTCTCTACATCAATATGACCTTTATATTGAGGATATACTTTATAAAAATCAGCTATTTGTTTTACAGTAGCTTTCATTAATTTCTTTTTTTATACTTTCTATTTGACTGTTATATGGTTTGTGTGACCAAAATTTAATAATATTATATCCATTGTCTTTAGCAATTAAATGTTTCTTTTTTTCATGTTCTATTTTTGATGTTATGGAGATGTTTTTATATGGGTATTTAAAATTTTTAATTTCATCATGTGACATAATTTCAGGATCTGGGTGAAATTCATATCTGTTGTATTCGATAATAATCTTAAGAGAAGATATTGTAAAATCAAAGTAAAATATTTTTTTATTATCTCTTAATGAGAACTCCTTAGACCCTGTAATTCCTATCATGATATCATTACGTTGTATACCTAATTTCCTACAAAACTTATATAAAGGTATTAAAATCTTTAAACTTTCTTTAGAGGCTTTGCCGCGTTTCTTATATGTAATATATTTAAAATTATAATAGTGTGTGTTAAAATTTTCTGTTGTTTGTTCTATTTTGTTTTCTAAAATATACTTTTTTGTTTTGTGTATGATGTATTGATCTGAACCTTTTTGTACCCTAAATTTACAATAATCATCTAAATTACAATTTCGTAATATAAACGACTCTAAACTATGTTGTTTAAGTTTGTTTATTAACTCAATTTCTTTACTACTTTTACAAAGTAATGTAATTTGCCACTTTTTCTGTCGGTTATTAAAAACTTTTAAACCTTCTAATTCTCCATACTTTTCAATACATTTTTTAAGTGAAAACGTAGACTGCCTTTCCTTAACCTTATTAATTGCATCTTGCGTTGTTAATCCTTTTTAACCCAATAACCAACTTGATTATTTCTCCAATCCTTTCGTCCTGTATTTTTGCTTTTACTTTTTTGCGATAATATTTGTTGATGCTCTAATACTTTTTTAATAGCCTCATCTTCTGTATACCCTTTTTTAATCCAAAAGTACTTTGAGGATTTTCTAAATGAGCTTACATGCCTTTTTGCTTCTTCTTCTGTAAAAACTATTCCAGTATCAGGGTTGATTCTTTTTCTAGTTACCCAAAATTGCCATTGTTGTGGTGAATTGTAACTCATATAATTATTTATTGATTCTCAATAAATTTTTTAAACTTTTCCAAAACCATTGCATCCTTTATTTGAATAGTTACTTCAGTCTGCGGATCAACACACTTACCTACACCGTTTCTTCTGTCTTCCTTATCTCTATTAATACCGGTGATAATATTTAAACCTGTATTAAAGTCTAAACTAACCACATCATCACCTACTGATAGGAAGTTTTTTATCTTTATGTTTTTAAAGTTTACGTACTTCATGTAATTACCTTATTGTATAAGGATAAAGTATATTTTATAATTTCCTGTTTGTTATTTATATCTAACATGCTTACAAATTCTGTTACAATATTTTCTATTTCAGCGCCCTTTATGTCAGAGTCTACTACATCTTCGTGTACTTTTAGTTTATTGTAGTTAACATCGTAATCTATTTTAAGATCTGCAGGTTTAAATGTTGTTATTTTACCGACTAAAAGATCTAGATGGTCTGTTGATATATTTTTATCTACTATTAGCTTAATAATATTACCTTTAAAGTTATTGCTAAAATATGTGATTGGGTCTTTGTTCGTAATAATCTCTGAAAGAGAAACTTTTAGATGTTTAGGTGTTAATGTGTTTTCTTTAAATTCAAATTGTAGTGTATCTGTATCTAATAGATAATAACCTTTTGTTTGATAGGCATCACCGAAGTCTGTCTGGAATGGGTTACCTACGTAAATTATTTTGCAGATGTTTGAAAATACCTTTTCATCTCGTTGATGAAAGTGTCCTGAAAATACTAGCTTACTTTTTGCTGTTAAATCATCTGGGTTATCTCCATGTTCGCAGATTTTATGACCGTTCATTCTAAAATTCTGTAGTTCAAAATGACCAAACACTACATCACTTTGCGGAATATCTTTTATGTCACATCCCCAAGGGCAGAATGTAAATCGTTTACCATTAAAATCTACACTGGTTATATTATCAAAAATTTGTATATTAGAATTACCTTTCATTATTGAAAGGCTATGAACATCTGATGTGTTCTTATAATAGCAGCAATGGTTACCTGGTATCATAATAATCTTAAATTTACTTAATTTTTGTAAAATTAGTGAGTGATAATGTAGAGTTTTAACTTCTACTGCATCTCTATAATGCATCCAATCACCACAAAATATAACAGTATCTATATTATTAGATTCGAGCTCAGATACAAACCAATTTGCCCAGTTTAAAGCAACATTTAACCAAAAATCGCTATTTTGATGTACCCCTAAATGTAAGTCCGTAAATATTGCTATTTTATTATTCAGAGGAGTCACTGTCATAATCATCACTAATTGGCTTTACGTAGAGGTCAACATCGCAATTTTCTGTTAACTCTTGCTCATACATTCTTTCTTTATACTCTGTTATCGTATCGTGATGCTTCTTTTCTTTTTTGATTCTATTAATGAATGCATTGAATGCTATTGTTGTAAAGTAACTGAAAGGGTTAAATTCTGATTTAATATCGAACTTTTTATTCTTAACTGCAGTATACATCTTTACTATTGCATCGCCTACCATTTCATCTCTATATGTATAGTTAATAAAATTTGAGGAATAACTTAGACCTGTTGCAATTTTATTAATATATTCAGCTAACTCATTTGTAATTTCATTAGATTTATAATATATAACAAGTTTCTGTTTAAACTCTTCAGGGTCTACATAATATTCTGTCTTTTTAGGTTTTGGACCTCGTTTTGCCATAGTGAGATTATATTTAATCTAGAGGTTTTTCAACCAGTTTTGTTGAAGAATAATTAATTTTTTCTCTATCGTAAATAGATTTGCGATGCATACCGTGAGCACCACCGTATTTTAGATTATCTACTATATCTACAATAGTCAATTTTTGTTTGTTGTTGTGTAATCTTAAACCTCTACCAATCGATTGTATAATTCTTATAAAGCTTTTACCACCTGATCCAAAAACTATCATATGTATATTTTTTACATTAATACCAGTAGAAAATATGGCACTTATTGCAACGCAAACTATATTATCTTTAACTTCCATCTCCTTAATAACTCTGTCTCTCTCATCTACATCTACATCACCTCGTATAAAATATACGATTTTATCTTGTAATTTAGCTTTAAGATTATCGTAAATTAACTGGCCGTGTGATATATGATTTACTAGTATTAGAGTATTGTTATTAAAGTTTTTGCATAGTGTATTAATTATATTGTTTCTAAATTTATTATTATAGATGTGTTCTAATTCTGATTTATACTTATTAGTGCCAGGTATTTGAGGAACTTTAGTAGTATAATCTATATCTAATACTTTAATAGATACTTGTGTAAGATATTTCTCTTCTCTTAATTCAAAACTACTCTTTTCATAGATAATAGTACCTAATTTACTTATAATATTTAGCTCTTCACCTCTATCATCAGGTAATGTACCTGTAAGACCAAATTTATGGTATGTTTTAATTTCATCTACAAGTTTACATATTTTGTTTTTACCTTTTAATTTGTGCGTTTCATCAACAATAACTAAATCTACATCGTTTATCCATAGATTTTCTGCATATTTGCTTTGTAATATACCTATATTTGCTATGATAACATCACTGCTAAGATCAGGTTCTATATTTCCAGTCCATCTTGTAACAGTAAATGGTACTTTATAGCTTAGAAAATCAGAGTGTGTTTGGTTTACAAGTGATAGATCTGGAACTATCATTAGTGCTTTTAGTTTCTTAACCTTATAATTATAAAACGTACTCAATAAACTTGCTGAGATTAAAGTCTTACCACCACCTGTACCTATTTTAATTATACCTCTACCGAATGAAAGCGCGTTCTTTATTGTTTCGCTTTGAAAATCTCTAAGTTTAAGAGATAGATCATCATAAACATCAACACCGGTTACTGTTGGTCTAACTACCTTTGGTATATCTTTATCAATATCTAGGTTTACATCAGTAAAACTTACAGATATAAATTTACATATATCAAAAAATAGCCCCGGCTCAAACATACCTGTAGGTGTTATAAAGTATTTTCTATCAGCAACAAACCTCATCCCTTTTTTTCTCATAAAAAAGGCACCTTCGTTCTTTACACTGAAATGTTCCCTTATTTCAGTTAGAAAATCACCAGATAACCTACAAAGTCCACGATTTTTTAGATAATCTATACGTATACTTTTCATTACAATTGCTCTAATTGCATTATTTTTATAATATTTGAAACATCGTAGGTCATAGATGAAAATGTCTTTTCTGTCTTTTCAAGAAATTCTATGATTATTTTCTCTTCACCTATTTTAATATTCATCTCTCTCATTTTATCATGGTTTTCAGCAGCATTTTCTGCTGTAATCAAACTTAATTTAACAGGTGACTGTGTTTGTAGTTCAGTCATTACAGTTTTTTTAAAAAAATTCTTATCGTTTTCGAGCTTTAATAGATTACGTTTATGATTGATCAGTCTACTAACCCAAAAATGTTTACGAGCAGGTATTCTTAGGCCTACTTCTTTTATGTTAAATTCGTCAATCTTAAGATCTTCTTCGATTTCTTTTATATATCGTTCTAACAATTCCATATTATATTATAAATATATAATACAATTATCAATGATAAGTTTTAAAAAATTCTATGCTATTTTTAAAGAAGATAGCTCTTACTCAGATGGTACATTAGGGCCTGCTGCAAATGTATCTCACAATGCAATAGCCAATAGCGATTGGTATGCACCTGGTGACTATAGAATACCAAAAGGTGGTAGAGTATATAGACGCAGTGGTGTTGTAAAGCGTAAAAAGAGACGTAAATACAAAAAATGATAACAGATTTTGGTCATTGGATTAATTGCACATCATTAAATGTTGAGGAGTTACCCTATGGCTTTATCTATTTGATAGAGAATAAAGTAACAAATAAAAAGTATATAGGTAAAAAACAAATTAAAAGTGTAAAAAAGCTTAAACCATTAAAAGGTAAGAAGAATAAAAGGCATTTTGACGTTGAGACAGATTGGAAGACTTATACATCTTCTTCTAATGAGGTTAATAGTGACATAGAAAAGTACGGAAAAGATAACTTTTCGTTCTCAATTATAAAATTTTGTGATTCTAAAAGTGAATTAGCATACTTTGAAGCAAAATTACAATTCGAAGAGAACGTACTATTACGTGAGGATTACTATAACGGTATCATAAATTTGAGAATAGGTAAAAATTGTTTTATAAAAAAGTTGAAAACATAAAATACAGTATATAATACAGTATGTCTGTTATATACGATGTTGCTGATGATATTAATATAATCGACGTTAATTCGATGTTTGTTGAAAAAACCTACGTAGATATAGTTAATGATTTATATAAGCTAGATCTATTGAAACCTAAAATAACTACAGATGTTAAGCGAATAATGTATCATCATGTAATACATGATATTTGTGAGTTTTATTTATGTAGTCCTCTTAGAAAACCTGTGGTATTATTCAATAATACTCAGTTAGAAGACTGTCTAATCTTTCAATACTTTACAGAAGAAGATATATTGGGCATATTAACAAGTGTATTTGCAAAAATACAAAAGACTTTACCTATTAGATGCTACTTAAGTAAGTATAGTGGCAAGCATCTAAAGTACAAATCTAACTCTGATGATGGTAAAATACTAAATACCTTGAATTTAATAAAGGAAATTAGTAATTCACCTGTTAAATCTGATATAACATTCGAGAATATTAAAAAATTTACTAAGAAATACGGATTGATATACTTAAATCAAGAATACTTTACCAGGCTTGCAACTAAACATCTTTATATTCGTTAATAAATATAAATATTATTATGAGTATTTTCGATAAAAAAGCTAACCAGATCATTTCATCATTTTTATTAGAAGGTGTAGATTCCGGATGCACAGTTGTAAAAGTTTCAACACCAACAGGTAAAGTTGATATTAATGCAAAATGTATACAAACGGCTTCAGGTTTATCATACGTGGCTGATGAAGTTGTTGAAAATATTAATAAAGGTGACGATATTACCGATCTAGTTGTTACCGATGAAGATGAAGAGTTTGATTTTAAGAAAGCTGATCTTGATAAAGACGGTAAATTATCTTCATATGAAAAAGCACGTGGTGAGGCAGTAGCAGGTGCTAAAGAAGAGAGCGAAGAAGTAGAAGACCCACAACTTAAGAAAATGGGTTTAGGTAAAGACGCAATTGCCGCTGTAACAGTTGCAGGTAAATTAGCAACAAAAGCAGGCGGGCTTGGTGCTGCAGCACTAACACAAAACAGAATGAATGCTGCTTACGGTACATTAATGAGAAAAATTGCTAAAAAGGTCACAGATATTTCAAATAAAATACAATGAAATTTTTAAGTAAATTAAATTTTTATAAGAATCAGCTAATTAATGAAGCTGATGAGGAAGCCCCATTACCTCCTAATACTGAAGAGAATCCAACACCTCAAGAAGCTCAACAAACAGAAGAGCAACCAGCTGAACCTGAACAACAAACTAAAGAGCTAACACCAGAAGGTGAAGTTCTTTTAATAAGGTTACTTAAGAAAGCATTCGTAATATCACCCAAACCTGAGGATATAGAGCAGATGTCTGATATTGATAATATCAACGAAAATAATGCAAGAGAATCTCTATCTAAGATAATAGGTTTAATGAAAAAATATTCTACAGATATAGAGTTAGATATCGATTAATGAAAAAATTTAAAGAGTTTTTTACAGAACGTAAGGTTATAAAACGTAAATTAAAAAAGAAGCCTGCATACTCTAATAATCAGTATAGAAATACTGTAAATTATATAAATCAACCACCATATGGTGCTGAAGGTAGAACATTAACACCTACAATTAATTAATCTTTTAGTGGTGTACTATAAGGTATAGAACCGTAATACTCTGCAACACTCTCTGCTTTCTTAATAGATTCCTTAGGTGTTGTACCTGGTTTATATTCTATGTCCATACCTGCATCTATATCTATAACATCAAATACGCACCTAACAAACCCTAATTTAAACATTTGTTCGTGTACAAAACTTGTATCGATACCTTTTGTAAGCAAATACGCTCTACCTGTGTTCCAATGAGCACCTGGACCACCTCTTACAGGTATAATTTCATTATATTTAATCCAGAAACCATATGGTGCTGATACTGGTAGATCGTATTGAACTGATTCAAATAGTTTATCGTTTTCTATTACAGGTTAGAGACCGTAGTGTAATGCTACATCCCTTGCTATCCTTCTTGCTGAGATGTTAGGTTTATTTACAGATGATTGTACATACATTATATCTTCACCTTTATCTGCAACTACACGTACAAAACCTCTATTGTACATCTGTGTATACATAGAACCTTCACCAAAATTTCTATTTTTACCTAGATATCTCGTTGCAGTGGTAATATGATTATCTAGTACAGGTATAATTTGATCTAAACTGATCCAAAACCATAAGGACATGCATCAGGTAGCTTATTAAAATCTATACTCTCAAAAAAGAACTGTTTAAATGTCTTAAATGATTCATTGGCTGTTGCAATTCTGAGAGCAGTTATATATTTCTTAACAGAACCGTTTGTACATCCAACTTTTTTACCAGTGTCCTTACGATAGACACATTTACCTTTTGTTATATATGGCATGATTTACCAGTCCTTACAAGCCATGTATCTAGCTGTACCAGGTTTTGCAGTAGAGCACTTATGTCTAGCTCTAAAACTCTTTTTACGTTTAGTATTACCTGATTTACCTGTAACACGTACACCTGCTTGACCCCAATGTATGCGCTTAAATCCACCACCAGGCTTACGTACACATTGCATCCACTTCTTACCAGGCCTTGTAGATGATGCCTTTTTAGTTGCCTTCGTGCATCTTGCTGAAGATTTTTCTTCTAATACATCATATTGTGTTAATAACTGTTCGACAATTACGTTAAAACTCATAAATATATTTATGGCATCAAACAATAATGATCAGCAAAAACTTTTCGAAAGTTATATAAGGATATTAAACGAAGATGTAGGTCTTGGACCTAAACATAAGGGTACTGATAATATGAATGTTACTTCAATTGGCTCTACAGGTAAGCCAGGCACATCACATATGGATATTTCTAAGAGTAATCTTACACCGGCGAGTGAAAACGAAGAAGTTCAGAACTATAAAGGTAGCTTAGATCAAGTAATAGATGATATTGTTCAGAATCTAGAATTTATAAGAACTAAGAAACCTGTATTAAAAACAACAGATCGTAAACTATTACTAAAAAGCGTACAACATGAAGTTGATCGCGTAGTGCACATAATAAGTAAAGGTGAGATACAATAATATGAACGAAAACATTGAAACAATAAAACAAGAATACTCAGCATTTATAGAAGATATTAGCAAATTTACCGAAAAAGGTACTGTTGCTGCTGCCAGTAGAGCACGCAAATCATTGCTTAAAATAGGAAAGACAGTAAAAGTCCTAAGAAAGCAAATTCAAGAAAGAAAAAAAGAGCTTCAAACTACCAATAAATAATTTGGTGATAACATTTAAGATATTTTTTGAACAAAAAGCCCTCGGTCTAATCGAGACGATTAATATCGAGGGTATTGGACCTATTGCTGCAAAAGTAGATAGCGGTAACGGTGCCTATAATGTATTACACGGTACAGATGTATCTGTTAAAGGTGATAAGGTAACTTTTACTACAGTAAATGGTAAGAAGTTAAATAAACCTTTTAAAGGCTATATAGATATCAATATTGGTTCTGGTAATATTGAACAAAGACCAACTATAGAGTTTAGTGTATCTATAAATGGAGAAGATCATGAAAATGTACGGTTTTCCATTGCAGATAGAACCCAGAACGAAGAAAAAGTGCTGCTAGGTAAAGACTTCATAGCAGCACTTGGTGGTTTAATAGACGTAAATAAATAAGTTACTTACGATTACTAGCGTTTGAGACTTCTGTACGTCTCAAACGAGACGTCTGCATTAAACCCGTCTTTAACACCTTTTATAATAACAGCTATCGCGTCGTGTGAATGTAGAGATTCAAGATGACTTAATACCACTTTAAAATCTAAAATCTTATCGTTTGTATTGAGTGCTTTGTATAAAAGTCTTGCTGCGTCTTCAACAAACTTAGGGTTCGCACCGTTTAATTCAGCAAAAGCTTGTTCATCCTCACGTAATACCATTACTTGAGTTTCTGTCTTAAGTGCAGATAAACAGAGTTGCTGTAAATCTTCTAACCAAATAAGATCGTTACACATTACAGATACTCTCGCTGTAGATCTTTGTGAGTGTGGAATTGCAGCTCTATTCCTGTACTTTCTTGCATGTTCACTTAATTCATTAGAGCAAGGGCATGCACTACTATATACGAAATCGAAATGGATTACTTTTTTAATTTCATTATTGCGATTTACAGATATCTCAAACGTGACATCATAATATTGATATCCTGATAGCCCTGTTCTTAGTGATTCTTGTAATATAGGATAGCTTATATGTAGCGCTATTTTAGCATCGAAAGAACCTATTTTATTTCTATATTCTTGTAATACTTTTTCGACGAGATTGATATTAAAATGTTCTTCTTTATACTCATAAAATGATCTAACTATGCGAGACATATTAATACCTCTTGACTCTGCATCGAGAGAGACTGTACCAGTAACAATAGTTTCGAGTTCTATGGGTGTGTAGTCTTTTCTGTCCCATTTGAGAGGTAATCTGAAACCGTGTATACCAACATGTTCTATGTGTTCACGTATACCTCCATATATATCATTTTGTAAATCTGGTAACGTTTGTTTATACTCTGCAGATGTTTTAAAATCTACATCATATTCCTTGATAGGTTCAATATATTGACTTGAATATAGTGTTCCTATCAATTGTTCTGCTAATTTATTCTTGTCTTGTGTATTCATCGAGATCATTATAGTATATAATTGTTTTCTTAGAAATCCAAAAAACTCCTACTTTTTTTGATATTTTTAATGCGTGTGATATTTTTGCACAATCTCTGTCGAAAGATTCTTTTTTAGTTAGGGATTGTGGTTGAAAATATACACATTTTCCATCTGGGTCTAGATCTACCTGTTGTTTGGTAAAATGGTATGGTCCGTGATATTCCAATATTAGCTTAATACTACCATCTTCGTCTAGACAAACAAAATCATAACTACAAAAACGCTTAATACCATTTATTTCTAAAACTTGATAATATTCTTTACCATTTATACCACCATTTTTAAAATAACACATTTTTTCATCAATACCATTTTCGTTGCAAAACTTTTTTATAAAAATAAATGCCGATTTAGAAAATCTACCGTTTATGTTTAAAGTGTTTATAGTACCGTAGCGCTCAAACATAGTTTTCCTGCGTTTAATAGATGTTTCAGATGTTATTCCTAATTTTATGTTTAATTTACGCTCTTCAGGGTTTTTATAAATACCACACTTTTGTTTTCTTATTTCTAGTTGTTCTCTAGAAAGCATCTGTTTTTTAGCTTTTTCAGATCTTATTTTCTTCATTTTTTGGGCTAACTCAACACCATACCTCTCTTCATATGTAAGACCTTTAACTGTATTGACATACTTATCAATAGTTTCCTTATTTTTTAAGCAACTTACATTAAAACGTTGTTTATATTCCTCTGCTGTTAGATTATGTTGTTTGAGATGGGTGTTAGTTATTGCGTTAAATTCTTTATCACATATTAAACATATCATATATTATTATTTAATGTTCACATCACCATTTAGACGTATATAAATATGTGAAATAAACTGAAAATCAATAAATATTAATATGCGTATCAATAAAGTAATAGAGAATACTTTTAACACATTAAACTTAAAGAGAATCAGACTTAAAAGTGATCCTAACAATAACATAGTTCCTTATGAAGGTTATGTATTAGAAGAATGTGATGATGGCACTATGCAGATATATGCAATAGGTGCTGAAAATCCTTATATGCAAGTAACACCTGATATGGTTGATGTACAGCAATCACTAACACCTTTAGATAAAATTAAGCTTATAATAGCTGGATGCATAGATAAAGGTGTTGCATGTCAAATTAAAGACTTAAATAATTTATCTGATATTGAAGCAACATTACTTTCAAGTGGATGTACAATGGAAGATATGTATAACATTTTCAAAAAATACTTCTTAACAAATGAGTAAATTTTTACAAACAATAAATGAACAAGCTCCTACAGGTAAAATGCCAATTGGTAGTATACCTACAGGTAAAGGTATAAAGCCACAGCAACCTGTTCCACCTAAACCCACAACCCCACAAAACTATCAGAACAAAAGTTCATTAGGTCAAATAGGTGGCGCTTTAAGAAAAATTGGTTCTGGATTTCAAAAAGTAAAAGGAGCAGTCTCTGCTGTAAAAGACTTCACAGCTACAGGTGATCTTAGTGTATTACAACAACTTGGACAACAACTAATCAATAGAGCACTTGATTTAGATACATATAAAATATCTGCTTTTGGTAAAAAGGGATATACAGATGTTTTACTTATCGATGAAGAGTTGATAGCAAAAATTGGATTACTAACACCGACAAAAAAAGTTAAAGCAGAGAGCGCAGACATTATTTTACAAAGCGGATTATTGAATGGTAATAAATTCTTACAAGTGTTAAAAGAAGCAAAACCAGCTGTAAAACAAAAACCGCAAGTTGCTATTGCTCCTCAATTTTTATTTGAACTAACAAAAGAAAGAAATCTAGGTACAAATGGTAAGCAATATACGTTAACACCTAAGACACCTGAAGTGCAACAATATCTTAATGATAAAGGTATTAAGTTTGTAACATTTCTACGTGATCCAAATAACTCACCAGAAAATATAGTAGGTAATGTCAGATTTGATGATAACTCAGGTAAGTTACAGTTTTATGATCTAGAAAATCAATTTATACAATCATTAGAAACAGAAGTAAAATTTGAATATTCACCACAGGATAAACTATATAAAATAGGTTCATCTTTAACAGACCGCTCTTTTGAAGATATAGATCAAACTAAAGAATTACTAAAGAAAGGTATATTGCTAATACATCCAAGAGAGAAATTATTTAGATTAGAAGGACCTACACAGGAAGGTAAATTTGCTAATTTTACTAATACACAGACGAAAGAACAATTTCACGGTTTGCTAAACACATATCAGACTCCAGATAAAAAGACAAACTTTATTGTAATGTCTAGTATTAAACCTGGGCTAAAACCTTACACACAACCAACTGTAAGTAAACCAAGTACACCAAAAGTTGTAGCACCTAAGAAGGTTACTAAACCAGTGGCTGCTCCAGCCAAGCCAGCTACAACTGCACCAAATAAAACCACACCTTAAGGGTCAAACTCTACGAGTAATGCGTCTTCACCACAAATGACGTTATAACCATCTTTTCGTAGTCTTTTTACTATATCATTTTTATATATACCTAGGTGTTCATTTAGGATTGTCGATCTCACTTGATTATTTCTTGTCAGAAATATTGGAACTATATTATCTGGTATTAGTTCATAAATTTCACACATCTTTTTGTCGAAGAGCTTCTTAGCCATCTGTGTAGATTTCATATATTTTCAATAATGTTAAAATACGTTAGTTGATTTTCAACTTAACAAAAATAAATAATTTAGAGTATTGAAAATCGAATAAAAGTTATAATATAACAGATATGATATATCAATCGAGTAAAATAATACCGTTAGGTTCTTGTGCATTTAGACAGCCATTTGCAGAGTCACATTGTAAATTCTTACACGGTTATAGATTACAAGCAAAGATTTGGGTTGCTTGTGATAAATTAGATAATAAAAACTGGGTCTTTGATTTTGGTGGTTTTAAAAGTATTAAAACTATTCTAGAAGATCAATTTGATCACACTACTGTTGTCGCTGAGAATGATCCTCATATCAATACGTTTAAAGAATTACATGCAAAGGGTATAATTGATCTAAGAGTCATGTCTGGTGTAGGTATCGAGAAGTTTGCAGAGTATGTACTTGAAGTGGCTAACACATACATAAAGAATTCAACAAATGGTCGCTGTTGGGTGTCTCAAGTTGAAGTATGGGAGCATGAGCAAAACTCTGCAATGGCAATTAACTTCTGTAAAGAAGATATTAAACAAGCAGTTAATAATATAGTTGCTAACGAAAACAAAACAGAGGTAAAGATTGAAGAGCCTGTTAAACCAGTAGAAAATATAACCCAACAAACAACCAATCAAACCGCAAATCCATTATATGCTAAAAAGAGTACTGGGTGGTCTGATCCATTTAAAGGCACTTCTTGGGGTAATAAATAATTAAATGCTGCCGTTATACTACTCATCAAATAGTGGAATTACAAGAGAGTCCAATAATAAACAAGATGAAGTAGCTATAAATGTATTGAATCAACTAAATCAAATACAAAGGCAATTCGAACCAAATGAAAAACCTCTACAGTCTAAAACAGCTGTAGAGGTTGTTTCTGTTGAGCAAGCTCTTAAAGAGCTTAGAGAATTAGGTGCTATTTAACAAACATCTGATCACTAACGTGGTGTGAATGTTGATGTCTTGGTTTAGTCTCTATTCTTTCAACAATATACTTCAATATACCAGATCTTACGATATCTTCTTTAGTGAATGAGAAACAATGTATCCCTTGTGATTTACTTGTTTCATCGTTAAAAAGATCAAACATGTCCATAAATCCTGACCTTTTACCTATATCAGATTGTAGAGGGTCTCCAACAATAATAAATTTGCTGAACTTACCTATTCTGGTTATAGATGTCGTAATCTCTTCAAATGTAAGATTTTGTGCTTCATCTATAAGAACAAACTTTGCGTTTATAGATGCACCACGTAGATAATTAACAGGAATACCTTCTATTCTTTCTTCCTTTACAAGCTGTTTTACTTGATTTAAAGGTAATAATTCTTCTAATTTATCGTATAAAGGCATTAAAAACGGCTCCATCTTATCGTTAGCCTCACCAGGTAATGAACCCAGTGATTTTGAAGCACTCTCAGCAATACTTCTTACATATACTATATCGCTTACCGTCTTTTTATTCATTAACTTAAGACCGGCGTACATAGCAGTGAAAGTTTTACTAGTACCTGCAGGTCCTTGAATAAACACAACTCTAGTGGATTTATCCTCTATTAAGTCTATTAATTCTTTTTGTTTATTAGTAAAATCATTTCTTTCAATGATCTGTAGTTCGAAATCTATTTTACTATTTTGGTGTACCCTAGGTGTTATGTCCTTTTTAAGTGCTAACAATTCTTTATCTGTGTTTAGTTTTTTAGAACGTTTTGACATCAACTATATTTAATGAACCTTAACAGATATCAATACTGTAATAAATTTGTTGATTTAAGGAACTTAATTATATAATATAAATTATGAATGATATACTTTCAATATCCGACGATAAAGCATTCTATACGCTTGAAGGAGAAGGTCGCTTTGTAGGTCAACCATCAGTTTTCTTGAGGTTGGCAATGTGTAATTTAACGTGTAAAGGGTTTGCATCTGAAGACTCACCACACGGTTGTGATTCTTATATCTCTTGGTCAATTAAGAATCGTTTCTCATACGAAGATCTAAACAAATACTTTAGTGATAATGGTTTTGTAGAAAAGTTAAAAGAAGGTGCAATCTTAAAGTTAACTGGTGGAGAACCATTTCTACAACAGAAAAGACTATATGAATGGGTTGTACAATTCAAGAAGACATTTGGATTTAGAGAGACCTATCTTGGTGATGAACCTATTCTAAAGATAGACTTTGAAACAAACGGTACTATTTTACCGGATGATAAATGGTCAAGCGTTTTAAACGCTACATTTACTACATCACCTAAAATGTCAAATAACGGTGATGAAGAGAAACTAAGATACAAACCAGAAGTACTAAAGTATCTCATTTCAAAAAATGCATGCTTTAAGTTTGTAATTAACAACCAATCTGATCTAGATGAACTGTATACAAAGTATATCCTCTCTACGGATGTTCTACTACCTAAAGATCTTATCTGGTTAATGCCTTGTTGTGGTTCTCGTAAAGAACATGAGTTAAAAGCACCAATGGTTGCAGAGTTATGTAAGGAACATGGATTTAATTTCAGTCCAAGATTGCATTTAATTCTTTGGAACCAAGCTTTACGTGTATAATCTTAGTATTATATCATATGTTAGGTTGTTGAGAAAAGAGCTCTATGATTAATCATAGAGCTCTTTTTTATTATAAATATTATTATGAAGTTATCATATATTTTGGGATGTATCAATCAAATAAAGATACATCACTGGTTTACAGGTTCTTATGCTGAACATAAAGCTTTACAAAAAGCTTATAATAATTTAGATGAATTATTCGATAGATTAGTGGAAGTGTATTTAGGTAAAAATGGTAAAAGTACTAACGTTGTATCAAATTATGATATTTCTGTAAACGGTTGGTCACCAACAGAACCACTCGATAAATATTATGAAAATATGCGTAATTCTTTAATAACTTATCTTAGAGGTATTTTTAACCCAGAAGGGGATAAGGATATACTAAATATAATAGATGAGTTAGAGGGTGAATTTAATCAGCTTATTTATCTTTTAAGGTTGAAGTGATTTTTGATTAAATAATTAGATGATACCTACAGAAATCATAAGCCTATTTGGTGGAGCGCTTACAGGTTTCGTGTTCAGATTCTTGGCAGCAAAAGCTGAGGCTGATAAAGTCAGATTTGAACGAATGATGCAAGCTATTGATAAAAAGGATGCATCAGCAGATAAAGCAGCAGCAAGAGATGGTGATACCGGTAAGGTAGTAAGAAGATTTATAGTTGTAACAGTAATGTTTTCATTAATTGCATCACCACTCATAATGGCTATATTAGGCATACCTACATATATAGAAGTACCTTTTATAGAAAAAGGTTTCTTTGGACTTACTGATGATATTACACGTACATCTTTTGTACAGGTTACAGGTAACTTAATAACAGCAGAGGTTAGACAATCATTGATTGCTATTACCGGTTTCTACTTCGGTTCTGCATCTGCAAGCAATAAGTCATGAAAAAGGCAGTAACAATAATATTGTTATTTTTACTACTAACAGGTTGTAATACTGTTTTTAATAAAAACAAAAACCAACCAGTAATAATAAAAGAAGGTAATACATATGTACCTATAATAACTGATCAACCTCAAGGGGTTGTACTTCTACCTATACATGAAAAAGTAGAAAATATGTTTACTAAAAACAGGACAGATGCAAAACCTATTTTTGTACCTGCACAAGATGGTAAACAACCGTCTGTTGCTGTTGTAAAAGAAGCCGTTGCTAAACAAGATAAAGATGCAAATATAGTGACTGTAGAGCCTATACCTCAACAAATATCTAAAGTAGAACCTGTTGTATCTAACGAAACACCTGTTTGGAAGAAAATACTAGGTACTATATTTAATGTAATTATAATTGGTGGTATTATATTCTTTCTTTATAAGAAAAGAGATTGGTTCGGCTTTGATAAAAAAGCAAAACAATAAATAATATTATGAATAATAGAGAGAACGAACTTATTTTCGAAAAGTACATGGGTACTAATAAACAGGTTGAGAGTTTAAACGAAGGTCTTATTGATCGTATTAAGTCAAAAGCAGCAGGTGCTGTAGGTGCTGTACAAGGTATGGGTAAACAAGTATCTGGTAAAGTTAAAGGTGCAATAGCAGGTGCTAAAGGTAATGTAGCTGGTGTTAAACAAGCTACAATACAAGTTCAGCAAGGAAAGACCGCAGGTCCAGTAGCTAAAGTACAATCTTATAGAAATACAGCTATCAAAAAGTTTGACAAAGTTTCAAACGAAGTCTTTACTGATTTACAAAAGCTAGGTATTGACTTGAAAAAAATATCTCCACAAAGTCTCAATAATTTTAAGAGCAATCTAAACAAAGCATTTGATGAAGTAATTAGTAACATCAAAGGTACATCTGGCAAGGCAACAACCAAGGCAACAACCAAGGCAACAACCAAGCCAAAACCAAAAGTAGCCGCACCTACTAGTACACCATAATTAAAATTAATGTAAATCCACGAATTTTTAATTCGTGGATTTTTTATGTCTAAAGCATATAATATCAATTATGCGTATCGCGATTTCAGGGACGGCTTCACAAGGGAAGAGTACTCTTATTAAAGACTTTCTAACAGAATGGCCTTTATTTAAATCTGAAAGCTCTACTTATAGAGACTTAATAAAAACTGCAAATTTACCTCATAGTAAAAATGCTACCAAAGACAGCCAGTGGAAGATATTGAACTTTATGTTGGATGAGCTCCAAAAATATACACTTACTGATAACGTCATATTCGACAGATGTCCGCTAGATAATCTAGTATACTCACTATGGTGCTTTGAAAATAACGTAGGTGATATTGATAAGGAATTTATCGATAAGTGCATACCTATTGTAAGAGAAAGTTTAAGACATCTAGATATTATCTTTTTTATACCCATTACTAGGGTATCACCTGTTAAGATTGAAAATGACGGATTGAGAGAATCCGATGGTGTTTATATTAAAGAGATTGACAATATTTTCAAAGCTCTTAATATGCAATATAGATTGGGTTTAGGTAAAACACCGTTCTTTCCTACAGATGACTGCCCTGCGGTTATAGAAATATTTGGTAATCGTCAAGAACGTATTCAAATGATCAAGCTATACTTAAATCAGAACGGTGAATGTATAGGTGGAGACGTTAATGATCCCAATAATATACTAAACCCTAATAATATACTAAACCCTAATAATTTGTTAGTAGATCAAATAGGCTCAATTCTTAGTGACCAAAAAGCTATCGATAAGAAAGAAAAAGCCTATAAGAAAGAAATTAAACAAATTAAGGAATTTGTAAAGAAAAATAAACGTTAATTGGTAGCACTAAGCATTATTGCGTAGTTTGCACCATTTATTCTTATTTTTATATAGTGTGTAGAACTTGTTAAAACAGCAGAAGTCGTAGTTTGCCCGTAAAAAGTTGAAGATAACGACGATATATTCAACGTATTAGTAGTAACAGCCGAGGACAACGACAATATATCTGATGAGTTGCTACTAATAGTAGACGCAAACGTGACATTATCTAAACCTACTATAAAATCTTTAAAATCTAGACGTCTGGTCTCAATACCATTATCTACTATCAGATAATCTCCATTAATAATTTCATTTGTTACAGGTAACTGATTGATACCTATGTTTACGGTTGACATATATAAAATATTTAATATAATACTATATGAATAAAATAGGTGTAGCTGTAATAACTTGTAATAGACGAGCATTATTCAGTGTTTGTTTAGATTCTCTAAAGAAATGTTCATACGATGAATTGATCGTAATCAACGATGGCGCACCTATTAACGATAATTTTGATTGCGAGATAATAAACAACGAAAAAAACTTAGGTGTTGGTTTATCTAAAAATAAAGCAATGTCAATTCTTTTATCAAGAAACTGTGATTTTCTATTTATCATTGAAGATGATATGATTATAAAAGATAAAGATATACTTCAAAAATATATACACGCACATAATGTTACCGGTTTACATCACTTTATGTTTGCATATCATGGTTATGCAAATAAAGATTATAATACCAAATCTGCTAAACCTAGAGTTATCATAGATTATGATAACGTAAAGGTATCACTAAATAGACATTGTGTTGGTGCTTTCTGTTTTTATACCAAATCTTCATTACAGGATGTCGGGTTAAACGACGATAAGTTCTATAATGCTTTCGAACATGTAGATCACTCTTTTAGATTAGCTAAGAAAGGTTATAGTACACCTTATTGGTGGTGGGCTGATATAGCAAATAGCTTAGATTTAATTGATGAGCAGTGTGCACCTGATGTTAACTCATCTATAAGACATAAACCAGACTGGGAAAAAACAATGAATAACTCTATGAAGTATTTTATGGAGAAACACAAAACCTCACCTCTACATGTACCAGACGCAAGTACAGAGGAAGTAGTAAATTTTCTTAAAAAAATTAAAGTAAAAAATGCATAAAGACTTTACGTTAATAACGTGTTCTTATAATACACCTATAATAACTACAACCTTGTTAAAGTCATGGGCGTTTTACCATGATACACAAACGAAAATTGTACTAGTAGATAACTCTACTGACGAATTAACACATAAAATACTAATTGAAAATAACATACCAGTGACTCGTGTTTTTGGTGATACACATGGTAATGGTGTGAATCGAGCTATAGAATTGTGTAAAACAAAATATGCTTTACTTGTGGATACAGATGTAATATTTCTAAAACATCACGAAAAACTACTCAATGATTTTATACAATCAAAGCTAACATTAATGGGTAGATTAGAGGGTGATAGAGGTGGTAAAAATATACATGATAGAATAGCACCATGTCATTGTTTTATAGATATTGAAAATATTAAAAAACATAATATTACATTCTTTAATATGCAAAAAATGAGAGATAGCTTTAACACAAATAAAATTTACGACATAGGTTCTACTTTTTTTGAAGATATTAAAAATGTGAAACTCGGTATAGGTCATATAGATGTAGAGAATAATTACTACATTCATCTTGAAGGTATGAGTTGGTATAAAAATAAATACGATCCTTCTAAAGAGGATACAGGCATAGATTTTGGAGGTACACACAATAATCGTGCGTATGTAGATATAGCAAATCAGAAAGAACTAATGTATCAACCATATGTTAAAAAGTTCGAAAACGTCAATATAGGAAACAAGTATATATGAAAAATAAAATTTTATTCTTAATCGTTGTGCATAATAAAAGTATAATAGATTTATTTGAGTCCACTAAAAAGTACCACAAGTTAGCAAATTACAAGTATTTATTAGTAGGTAATCACAATACTGATTACTCTAACGACATCATTATACAATGTAATAAACTTCAGAACAATATCGAACACAATGCTAATTATCTAGCATATACAGGTTGGTATGCAGCTGCACATAATAAAGAAATAACAAATTGTTATGATTATGTATGTCTCTTAGAGTATGATACAGATATCAACGAAAACTTCTCTCTCACAGAATTTTGTAACGAAGTTGTAACAAAAAATAAAAAATGCTACGGTATAACATTTATAGATAATATTAAAGAGTTGTTTATACGTAATCACTTTTCTGATAAGCTAATTGATTTTTTAATAAAGAATAAAATCACAGAAATAAAACCAACACAGAATAGATGGATAACAACTAATAACGTCGTCTTCAGTACAGATTTTTTACATGCATATTTTAATCACGATATGACGAAGGAAATACTAGTATATTTTAATAACGATAAAATGTCTGGACACTTCTTAGAAAGATACCTCAGTGTATTTTGTTTCTTGCAATCGGTTGATTTTGACATTATTGAATGCAATAATATGCAACATAGAGGTTACGACAGCCATCGTACACAGAATATTTTTTCATCACATAGGGGCTATGAACAATTTAAAATTACTAATAAAATTTCCGACTAGATCTAGACCGGAAAAATTCTTCAACACACTTAACAAGTACTACAGTCTGCTAACTACAGACTCTGTAGAGTTTGTAGTTTCCTGTGATAATGATGATTATTCAATGAATAATCCTGACGTTATAAGTAAAATGAAGACATATAAGAACCTGTCATTTTTCTTTGATAATAATAAATCAAAAGTTGAAGCTTGTAATGCAAACATATCAGGTAAAGAATTCGATATTATTTTACTTGCTTCAGATGATATGGTACCTGAGATAAAAGGTTATGACGAAATAATAAAGAAAGTGATGTTTAAGTACTTTCCAGATATGGATGGAGTACTGTGGTTTAATGATGGGTTTCAACAGATGAATCTAAACACACTATCCATTTTAGGTAAAAAATATTACGATAGATTTGGATACATATACAACCCTGCATATAAGTCACTATATTGTGATAAAGAGTTTACAGTAGTATCACGTAGTTTAAAGAAAGTAATCTATATACAGGATTGTATTATTAGACATAAACAATATTCTATTACTAAAGAGAAGCCTGACGAACTTTACATCAAAAACGATAGACTCGAATCTGACGACTCAAAAACATTTAATATTAGAGCGTTAAACAATTTTCAAAATGGATAAAATATTAGTATCATTTGCAACAAACAATAAATGGTATGCTTCACAAGCATTACTAAATAAAACCGCAGCAAAAGGTGGTTTCACAGGTTATATATCTTATACAGATAGAAACTGGAGCTTTAAACACGATTACGATGACATCTCCAGTACCAGAGGTTATGGTTATTGGATGTGGAAACCTTTAATTATTTTAGATGTAATGTCTAAACTCAATAATGGTGATATAGTAGGATATATCGATAGTGGTAATAGTATAGTGAATAGTTTAGAGTATATATTCAATCACTGCGCATCTAACGAGATTACCTTATTCGACAATCGCGACGGTAATTTCAATAACACCACACATAAAAACAAGACATGGACTAAGCGTGACTGTTTTGTACTAATGAATTGCGACAATGATAGATACTACGAAGCCTCTCAAGTTGATGCATCATATCAATTTTATAAAAAGACTGATAAGACTATAGCTTTCCTAGAAGAATATAAAGATTATTGCTGCAATAAAAATATAATATCTGATCTACCTAACATAACCGAAAAAAATCTACAAGACTTTAAGGATCATCGACACGATCAATCAATATTATCATTGTTAGCAGTTAAACATAATATAGAACTACTACCTGAACCATCAGAGTGGGGAAATTATTTAAAAGATAGACCATACGTTCAGCTGTTTAGACATCATAGAGGTGTAATCTAACTACTATAATATGGAAGTAAATATTAATTTTTTCTTAATTACCTATAATATGCTACTGGATAAAGCGGTTCAACACCTCACTCCAGAAGAGCTTGATAAGTTAACTTGTTATACTGTACAGAAAAAGGTTCCAAAACAAATAACTACCAAGGTAGCTAAGAGAATTAATGAATGGGAATTACCATGGAATGACTATTTTTATCAAAGAAGTCAATGCTATGAATATGGTGCTATGGTACATTTATATACAAACAAAGAGTTGATAGAAAAACTAACACATGTTGGTATCATGCATTATGATGTTATTTTTAATACAAACTCTGTGCAAAGCGTTATTTCAGAACTAACAAAAAATCCAGATACAATTTTCTACCAAATGATAAGACCAAAAGAGCAACTCTCTCTATCAAAGTATGAAGTATCTAAGCTTTGCGAATTTATGAGTGAAAAAATGGAAACAGAAGTCGATGGATCCATTGCCTGGGATAACGGATGGATAAGTGAAGCTCTAAGCCTAACACCTAAGTATGTTTTCGAAAAATACGCAAAATTTTTATATGAACACCATCTAGAAATTCTCGATATATTAAAAAACAATAGATGGAATATCATGAACCATTGCCCGCACCGGATGTGCGGTATCTTAGAAAGAATGTGGGGATTTTATTTAGTATCTAGAAATTTACCCTTAAAACAATTAGATATTAAACATGATTGGGATTCTTACCAACATAAACATATGGAGAGTAATGGTACAGGTGCAAAAATTTTATGATAACAAAACTAACAGAATTAGCAAATAAACACGGTACAGATAAAGGTACCACATTTAATATAAGACACGGTTATACTGAAGTATATCCTAAATATATACCTGAAAAGGTAAATAAAATTTTAGAGATAGGTGTAAGGTTTGGCTCAAGTATAAGGATGTGGTCAGATTACTATCCAGAAGCATCGACTATTTACGGATTAGACTATTGTGTTGAAATTTCTGTAGATCAACTAAAGCAAATTCAATCTGAAAATCCTAAGTATAAGTTTTTCCACGCAGATCAATCTAATCGAATACATCTCAAAGAAGTTGCAGATACGATTGGTGATAATCAACTTGATTTTATTTTAGATGACGGTAGTCACTGCGTTGACCATCAGCAAATATCTCTAGCTGGATTATTTAGAACCGTTAAATCAGGTGGGCTGTATATGATAGAAGATTTAGCAGATATGTATTACCCGCAAGGTGGTTGGAATATAAAAGACTTAAAAAACTTTACAGACGTAACACTTAATGTTTTAGATAAATTTAGTAAGACAGGTAAATTTGAATCACCTTACTTAACAGCAGAAGAAAATACTTATCTCGAAAATGCTATTGATAAAATTGTATTAGAAATTAAGTTGGAAAACAATATAGCGTTTATTTATAAACGTTAATAATTCTTTAAACAATAATGGATTTTCATATAAACAATATTCTGAACGCTGCTAACTACGAGGATATCTGCGATTATTCTATAATACCACCATACGGTAAATACTTTAACCCAGAGATTCTAAATAGAGACGCTATTATTTTTTGCAAAACAGATTTTATAGAATATCTGTTTAGTAATATTAAAGACTCTAAACAAAAATATAATCTAATTACACATCATAGTGATTACCCTATAGATGAATCTCGTTGGAATATAAAACCACATTGTATTAAAAAATGGTTTGCTATAAACCCCACTATAAAGCATCCAGATCTCATACCAATACCGTTAGGTCTTAAAACTCATAAGAGTGCCTATTTAGAACCTGTTTACATGACAAGTTGGTTTGCTGAAAACTTTAAACGATTACAAAACAATAATAAGTCAAATAACGTATACTGTAACTGGAATATCACTAATATAAACCGTAAAGGAATTATAGATAATCTCAAAAATAATAACGTTAGTTATATCCATGACTCTAACATACCTTTTAATGAATATATTGAAAGAATGTCGCAAAATAAATTCGTACTATCTCCACCTGGAAACGGTATAGATTGCCATAGAACATGGGAGGCTTTATATGTTGGATGCATACCTATTGTTATCAAAAACTATATCTACGAAAATTGGAATCTACCGATTTTACAAGTAAATGATTTTTCAGAAGTTACTCAATCTTTGCTAGACAATTTTATTGCTAGTGCAAATTTAGAACAACTTAATATCAACTACTGGAAATCAAAGTTGATTTAATCTCGATTACATCTATATTATTAATGAATAGACCGTTAAGAGTATGTGTGTTAGGTAGCTGCAACTATCAGCAATTTCCAAATATAGGTTATGGTGGTATAGAAGCTTCGATTGAAAATCTCTGTAAAGGTTTGTATAAACACTTTAAAGATACTGTATCATTTACAGTTATTGTACCGAAAATTTTAGAAAAACGGGAGATAACAAAAACATACGGATTTAATATTGTAGAGACAGGATATACTCCAATGAGTATATCAAACATATATCCTACCCACTTTGCAGCAGCTGCTAAAGACATTATATTAAGTGCAGACATAAAACCAGATATAATTTGGTCAGTTGGTCACTGGTCAGCACTCATACTTAAAGATATTAATATACCGGTTATCACAACAATGCAGGATTCTGGCCCATGGGAGGATCATAAATTTATAAACCATCAAAACATTACGTATCGGTTTATTTCTAAATTTATATATGATTTGACATTTAAAGACTCCGCAATAAATGACAATATATGTAAAGTCAAAGAACGTAGTACTTGGTTTCATGTTGGTTTAGATGATTCAGAATTTGAATTTCAAAAAACAAAACAAGATTATATTTTATGGGTTGCTGGGCTTGGTTGGGGGTATGAAGGAAAAGGGCTAGATACATTTGTTAATCTTGCTAAGAGACTACCTAATGAAAAATTTGTAGCATACGGTTCTGGTGATGATAACTTAGCAAAAAAACTTATTGCTCTATCTGATACAGTACCAAATTTTCAATTTAAAGGTAATTTAAATAGAGGTAAGGAACATATAGATACATTTAAGAATGCTAAATTATTTGCAATGCTTACTAAAACATCAGAAGCATTCGGTAGAACAAATATTGAGGCCTTATCAAAAGGTACACCAGTAATTGGTTCACTACATGGTGCAGTACCAGAGCTAGTAAACTATCCCAATATAGGTTTTTGTTCTAATGATAATGATGAGTTAGCAAAAGCAATTACGGAATATAATTTTAATACTGAAGCATGTTACAATTTTGCATATGACAAATATCATATCAAGTGTGAGATACAAAAGTTATTAGATTTAAGTTTAAACATATTAAACAAATCTTGAATTTTTAAGTAAGTTATACTAAAATGTAAAAAAAATCTAAAATATGAAAACATTAAAAACAAGAAACGATTTACTAAATTTAGTACCGAAAAACGCTACTATAGCAGAGATTGGTGTATTTAGAGGTGAGTTTGCAAAGTATATAATTCAAGTAACACAACCTGAACATTTATACCTAGTCGATATATGGCAAGGTAGTTGGGGATCAGGTGATAAAGACGGTAATAACTATGTTAAAATAGAAAACATGGAAGAGATTTATCTACAGCTATTTCACCAAGTAAAAAACAAACCAAATATTCATATAGTAAGATCATCCTCACATAACTTCTTAAAGAGTTGCTCTGAAAATTATTTTGATGCTGTATATGTTGATGGTGATCATACAGAGGAAGCAGTGTATCAAGATATGGTAGATTCGTTTAGAGTAGTGAAAGCAGGAGGTCTGCTAATGGGTCATGACTATCACCATCAAATTAAAATAGCAGTTGATAGATTCTGTATCAATTTTAATCAAAAAATAAAAATAGTTACAGATGATGGATGTCCTTCTTTCCTAATTGAGATTATAAAATAATATGAAGATACTCATCATACAAGAATATAGCAGACACATTGAAAACGTTAAGTATAGAGAGTGTCTATGTTTTGAACGCGCATTCAAACGGCTCGGACATGAAGCGTATAGCTGGGGATTGGGACACCCTAATTTCGATAAAACTCCAGACTTTGACAGTTTCGACTTAATACTCTGTTGTGAGAATTACGGAGATAATTGGATACCTAATCTATCGAAGTATAAAAAACCATATAAAATATTTTATGCAATAGACCCCCATGTTAGAGGTATTGAACCATACGAAGCTATTGTACGTGATAAAGGTTTTGATTTTATGTTTGTAGCTGTTCATGATTTTTGTACAAAGTCTAATACAGCATGGCTACCACCTGCAATTGATGAAGAATTATTCTATAATAAACAGATAAGACGTGATATACCTATAGGATTTGTAGGTCATGTTGCTACTGTTGAGCGTAGCCATTATTTACAGGTATTAAAATCGAGACTTAACTTATCCGTAAATCTTGAAGTTTTCGGTGACGCTATGGTTGATCTACTAAATCGATTTAAGATTTCTTTTAACAAAAATATATCTAATGATACTAATTATAGAAACTTTGAAAGTATAGCGTGTGGTTCTTTGCTTATTACAGATGATAATCCTGCGTTATATGATCTTGGATTTAAACATGGTGAAAACTGTCTTATGTATAAAACAGTCGATGATATCGTATCGTTATTTCCTTTAGATGTAAACAAATACGATACGGTTACTAAAAACGGTATTGAGTTAGCTAAGAAACATACATATACAAAAAGATGTATAAGCATTTTAAATTTTTTAAATAAATGAAAAAAATAGCGTTCCACACAAATGAGTTAAATTTACGCGGCACTAATGTTGCATTATACGACTACGCGCATTACAACGAACAAATACTCAATAATACCTCTTATATTATTTCAAATAAAAATGCAGACATGTCTGCGTATAAGAAGTTTATTGAAAGATGGCCTTCTCGTGTATTTCTCTATGATAACTTTTCTGAGGTTGATGCCTTTCTAAAAAAAGAAAATATAGAGTTTATTTATATTGTAAAAGCTGGTGGTGTAGATGGTAAGACAGTAAACAATGCAAAAAATCTTATACATGCTGTATTTCAACACTACGAACCGCACGGTGAAAAATATGTATACATATCACAGTGGTTAGCGCAAAAAATGTGTAAAGATAGTGATAACTATATACCTTATATAGTAGACTTACCACCATCTAATGCTAATTTAAGACAGAAATTAAATATACCTGAAACAGCTACAGTAATGGGTAGACACGGAGGTTATGATGAATTTGATTTTTATTACACAATACAAGCGGTAGTAGAGTCACTAAATAAGCGACAGGATTTGTACTATGTATTCATGAATACAAGGCCGTTTATTAATCACCCACGTGTATTTTTTATCGAAGGTACATATAATTTACAACATAAGTCAAACTTTATATCTATGTGTGATTGTATGATCCATGGCAGACAGCAAGGAGAAACGTTTGGACTTGCAATAGGTGAATTCTTATTCTTTGATAAACCGGTTATTCTATCAACACAAGGTATCGATGAAAATCACCGTTATATGTTAAGCGATAAAGGTTTTTGGTATGACGATTATTCTAGTTGTTTATCTATGTTACTAGAGTTTGATAAGACTAAGCTTATACCTGGCACATACAAAGCACTAGTAAGTCAGTATACACCACAGAAAGTAATGGAACAATTCAATAGTAAATTTCTTGGGGGTTTAAAGACTGGTTTTTATTGAAACTGATATTATTATAACGAATGATCATTAAAAATCTCAAAAAATACGATGGTTCTTTGATTCATAAGAGATTTGCTTATGAATACTTTAGAAAGAAAACATTACCTATCGGTAATATAGTAGCATTTCGTGGTGAAATGGATGTAACTACTAATCTTATCGATAGCGAAGATCTACTTAATAACGACTATATTCATAGTGAAGATGCAATAAACTTCTGTTGGGAGATTCCTAATCTCGACGCATTTGGTGCAGTAGCCTTTCAAAGACTATTCAATACATATATTGCAAACATTCTATCATCAAAGTATCTCAAAAAGCCCATTGAAGTAGATGGTGATGACTTAATGGTGCATGATGAGTTTGAAGGTTCAGATGGTTCATTGCAAAAGGTTGGTAAGTGTAGTGTTAGCATTACATATTCTAAAGATGGTATTGCATTAGGGCATACTGGTATCAATATCGATGCTGGTAGAAAAGCTCCTAACTTTGCATATAGTACTAAGCTTACTGATGAACAAGCTGAACAGTTTATGAAAGACGTTATCGACGTATTTTACGCTACGACAGACGATATTTTCATTGCCACGACGAAAGTTATCGTGTAACAGTCACCCTATTAAGATTTCATCGTCGTTTGTATAAAAAAAAATGACAATATTCGATCAACTTAATAGTATTCTATTTACAAAAAAGAAAATTGAACTAAACTGTGATGATGAGTCACAGTTTAGTCCTTTTATGTTAAATAGATGGTTATCTTTTCATAGTAGTGAGATGACATTATTCATAAATGATACTGCAAACAAGTACCAGCACTTTTCTGATAAACATGAGGCTTACAATTTTTACTTCAACATATGTCCTAGATTGAAGTTTAAGAGAATAAACTATATTAAAAAAGCTAAAAAAGAAGATACAAAAGAGGAAGAAGTAATATTACCTGACTTTTTGAGTAAAAAAGAATATAATATGTATGTTGATCTATTAAAAGAGACTAATATATAACGTATATGGCACTAAGTGTAGATATTCTAGAAACACAGAGATCTCTTATCGATCTCACATCACATAGTGATGGTAACTTTGGTTTTGGCGAAGACTTTAAGTTGTCTTTTTTGTTTGAAGACATTGTACTCGTTGAATTTATCGATGAAGCAGATGATGGTCATGGTGATGCAATCCTGAGAGGTGGTATCTTTGTACCGACCAATACTTTAACTAAAGCATGGAGAAAAGCTAAAGTTATTCTAGCTGGCCCTAATGCACAATACGCTAAAGTTGGAGATATAGTTATATTTCCAAATGATAAGGGTGTATCAGTGTCTAATATTGAAATAGAAGGTCATGGTATTCTAAAGAAAGGTATGTTCCTAAACGAAAAAAGACTTTTCGGTATTTGTAAGAAGAAAGAGTAATGCCGCAAGTAACTATAGCATCATTAAAAAACCTGCTTAGGTCTAACGTTTGTGAGATAGAATTCTTACGGCGTAGACCTAAAGCGGGTCGCCCTTTGTATAGGAAAATGATGTGTACGTTATGTAATGATCTTTTAAACTCAACAAATGGTAGAATATCCTTAAACTACAGACCACCAGTTTATGGTTTACCATATAATGCAGAGTCAAAAAATCTATTACCGGTTTGGGACATCTTTATGCAAGATTGGAGAATGGTAAATATGGATGCTTGTAATCTTCTCAATACAATAAAAGCAGATGATTCATTCTGGAAACATTATAACGAAAATCTATATACTATGTCAGCGCAAGATAAAATCAATTATATGGACCTATGATAGACCCGCTAATAGAAAATAAAATCAATTCTTTTTTACAAAAAAAGATAAGCATCTTTGTAGAAGGTGCTAAGCCTATGAAAGAAGGTAAATTTTTAATATTCAGATTTAAAGAGTTTTATCTTAATTTTACTATCAAGCACAGTACAACATCTAAGATTATAGAGCTTCCATATCCCTTTAAAATTACAGAAGAGCATAATTGTTTAAAGTTCTCATATAAAGTAGAAGAATTTGCTGCAGAGAACGAAGATTTGCAATTCAAGTTAATGCTATATAAACCAGAAAAGAAAAATAAATTATATAATTCTGTAGTGGTTTTATCTGCAATTGAAATATAATTAACGGGTGTTAAAAAATCTAGTCTCTTTCTTTCCCGAAAATTATACACCCAGTAATCAGCAGCAAGCGCTCCTAGAAAAAATAGATAAAGCGTTTGAAGAAAATAAGTTTGTAATATGTAATGCACCTACGGGTTCTGGTAAGAGTTTTTTATCTAAAACATTAGGTAATTACTCTACAGAATGTTCTTCCGAATTTAAACAGCTTATTACAAGTTATGATGCGTTTAAACAGACATACGATGGTTCGTATGAATATGAACCTGACTGTATGGCAGAAGAACCTTTCGGTTCTTTTGTATTAACAATAACAAAATCTCTTCAAGATCAGTATCAAAAACTATTTCAAGAAGATGCTATTTTAAAAGGTAAAACCAATTATACATGTCAAGTAGATGATCAATTTGATGTAGACACCGCACCATGCTTATTGACACCTAAATTAAAAGAGACATGTTGGCAAAAAAACATGTGCCCTTATTATAATGCGAGAAATGATATACTGACAAGTAGGTTCGGTATCTTAAATTATAAGATGTTTCTTTCGTTGCCAGGTCATGTAAAAAGGAAGCAATTTATCATCTGTGATGAAGCTTCTGAATTGGAAGATACATTGGTTAGTCAATTTTCAGCTACGATTGACCCTGAAAAGCTTAGAATAGCAGGAGCTAAAGTAACACCTCTTATCAATCATACAGACTATAGTCAAGTTCAAAAATGGCTTAATAATATATGCATTACGGTAAGTGAGGAAGCTGATCTATTACTTTCTAAACTCCTTTCAAAGAAGAACGATAAAAATGCTCAATCGGATAAAATTAAACTTAATTATTTAAGAAGTATACACGGTAGTATTAAAATGATTTTAGACACATGGCACGAATGTGAATATGTAGTACAGAAAGAGGATAAGGTCGTTAAATTAACACCTCTAAAGGTAGATACTTTATCTAAACATATATTTGAACATGCTGATAAAGTGTTATTAATGTCTGCTACTATAATTGACCATAAGACGTTTGCTAAAACTCTAGGTATAACTGATTACAAGTATGTAGAGGTTGATAGTACTTTTGATCCTGCTAAAGCTCCAATCTTTATTAATACCAAGCTAAAGCTTAATCATGGCAATCTAAAAGATAATCTACCTACGATTGCTAAACAAATACAAGCTATTTGCGATAAACATAAAAACGATAAAGGTATTATACATACACATTCGATGGCAATTACTAGTTACTTGCAAGGTTCAATAAAAGGTAAGAGATTCCTTTTTAGATCTGAAGGTCAGAAGAATGAAGTGCTATTAACACAACATGCAGAATCTACAGAACCTACTGTTGTTGTAAGCCCATCAGTTGCATTTGGTGTTGACTTTAAAGATGATTTAGCTAGATTCCAGATAATAGTAAAAGCAGCATTTCCACCTTTAGGTGATGCAAGAATAAAGAAGTTATTTGAAATGGATAAACAATGGTACACTGATAAAATGCTTTGTAATTTTGTACAAGCATGTGGTAGAGGTGTTAGAAGTAAGGATGATCATTGTATAACGTATGTGTTAGATGCGTGTATATATGATGCTATTATTAAAAATAACCGTAATCTACCTAAGTACTTTCTCAATAGATTCGTATAAATATATTTGTGAAGTTCTCTACATATTACAAATTGGATGAGTCTCTCAAGACTAAACTAAAAGCATTAGGATTAGCAGGTCTAGCTGCTTTAACACCTTACACTAAAGCTTCAGATATGAGTGTAAATTTTCAGATGCCTGCAACTATCGCACAGTCGCAACGTAATAGGACGGCTTCCAAAACTGCGACAGATATAGATATTGTTGCTGCTACGTTATATAAGGAAGCTAGAGGTGAAGGTAAGAAAGGTATGGAGGCTGTAAATGAGGTTATACATAATAGATCTAAAAAGAAAAAAAAATCTCTATCTCAAATATGTACTGAACCTAAGCAATTCTCATGCTGGAATAATATAGCACCTACAAAAGATGTTATAGACTCTATTGCTAAAAAAGATCCAAAAAGTTTTTCAATAGCTAAGAAAATTGCATCTGATGATTTAACAAACCATACTAAAGGTGCTGAGTATTACCATACACTAGCTGTAAAGCCAACGTGGGGACCAAAACTAAAGAAAAGCGGCTACCAAACAGTAATTATAGGTAATCACATTTTTTATTATAAAAAGTAGACTACTTTTTCTTCTTCTTTCTAGGTAATCTGAATGTTACTGTAGATATAGATGGATTTAGTCTATCACCTTTAAATCCACTGTACGCAGAGGGTGTAGACTTATTACCAATAAGAGGGTTCACAGTACCATGATTAGGCATATTAGGAACCTTTACAGGTCTTTTTGTATCTATAGGTGCTCTAAAACCACCCTCCAATAGAAATTTAACTAATTTATTGAACCCCATATTATTATTTATATAATAACAGAATGACTAAAACTAAAACTTTAACCTGCGTAGTTACAGGAAGTACTACTGTTTACTCAGGTGAATTCCTTGCAAAGAAAATTGAAGAGTATGGTTCTGAAGAAAACTTAGAAAAACGATATATTTGTAAAGAAGTAAAAAGCTTTCTTAAAAAGAGATATAAGATTAAAGATATTAGAAAAGTATTATCTGTGGATGATAAGATACCACTACCTGATAATGAAACTCTGGTCTTTTTAGAAATGAATTTTAATAGCAGTATTAATACTGAGAACTCAGCATCTACAACAATAACAGAATTTACATACAATAAGTCAGATAAAGATGTTGAAGAATTTATCAACAAGTATATAATTCAAAAATGATACCTATATCTTTAGTAGATACACCTGTTAATGTGGAGGAATTTAAAATTTTAACACCAGCAGAAACTAAGTACGCGCTCTTTTTAGGATTTATTATTCGTAATGAATATGATAACAAAAGGCTAAAAATAGCTGAAAATTTTAAGCCGGTAAAGTTTTTACATGTAAAAAGAAAAGATAATCAAATAACAGAGTGTATACCATTGTATGGTGTATTATTAACACCTAATAGTGCTATTGTAAACTTAATGAAGACAGTGCGATCACAAGAAAAAGTAAAAGAAATGCCGCTTATAACATACAGAAACATACTTTCTCAGTATAATTTTTCATGTGATAATACATATTCATTATACAGCGATATGATATACCCAATTGATTTCACAAATTTAAAATCAGTTTGCGATGATACATTTAACGAAGATAAAAAAGTATTTCAACACCTACTATCATTAGATGAAAAACATTTTGATTTCCAATCTTTTGCATCATTGAAATTATTAATTCTTAACATATAATAGCAGATAAATAATAATCTAATTTATGTTATTCGAAGAGCAAATATCACGCAAACCTAACTTGTACCCTTGGACAAAGGAATTTATCAAAGCAATGCATAACGGTTTTTGGACAGAAGATGAATTCTCATTTAAATCTGATGTACAGCAATTTAAAGTAAATTTAACTAAACAAGAACAAGATATGATAATCAAAGTTCTATCCGCTATAGGGCAAATAGAGGTAGAAGTAAAAACATTCTGGGGAGAGCTTGGTAAGAATCTACCACACCCATCGATTAAAGATCTTGGGTTTGTTATGGCTAACACCGAAGTTATTCATAATAACGCTTATGAAAAACTTTTAACACTTTTGGGACTAGAAGATATTTTCCAAGAAAATCTCAAGCTAGACTGGATTCAAGGTAGAGTTAAGTACCTAAAAAAGCACAATCATAGATTTTACAAAGACTCTAAAAAACAATACTTATACGCTATAATTCTATTCACATTATATGTTGAAAACGTTTCATTATTTTCTCAGTTTTATATAGTCAACTGGTTTGCAAGATTTAAAAATCTCTTAAAAGATACTGATCAACAAGTCAAATATACACGTAACGAAGAAAATATACACGCACTAGTAGGTATTAAAATAATTAACACATTGAGAGAAGAATACCCGGAACTTTTTGATAATGAACTCGAAGAAAGAATACTAAGTGAAGCACGCGAATCTATTAAGGCTGAATCAATCATAATCGATTGGATGGTAGGTGATCTACGTGAAGAAAATGTATCACCAGATATTCTTAAAGAGTTTATTAAAAACAGAATGAATCAATCATTATTAAACATAGGTTTTAAGAGTATATTTGATATAGATCAAGATCTACTAAGCAAAACAACCTGGTTTGATGAAGAGTTACTTGGTAATAATATGACCGACTTTTTTCATACTCGACCTGTCGAATACAGCAAAAAAGGGCATTCATTCTCTGAATCTGATTTATTTTAATTTATGGAAACAATATATTGGTTAAACGAGGACTCTAGAACGTACTTGCAGCGGGGATATTTATTACCTGGAGAGACTGCAGAGAATCGTATTAGAGATATTGCGGTTTTTGCAGAAGGTATATTACAAATACAAGGATTTGCGAATAAATTTGAAGACTATTTAAAGAAAGGTTTTTATAGCTTATCAAGCCCTATTTGGAGTAATTTTGGCAGAAAACGTGGCCTACCTATATCATGTTTTGGTTCGTACATAAACGATGACATCAATGATATTCTATTTAAAATAGGTGAGGTTGGATCAATGTCTAAATCTGGTGGAGGTACTTCCGGTTATTTCGGTAAAGTTAGATCAAGAGGTTCTAAGATCTCTTCTGGAGGTGAATCAACTGGTGTACATCATCAGTTGACTGTCTTCAACGCTATTACAAACTACATCTCACAAGGTAACGTGCGCAGAGGATCATTTGCTGCATATCTACCAATTGATCATGGAGACTTTGATGAGTTTATAAATATAAGATCTGACGGTGATTCTATTCAGGATCTATCAATAGGTGTTTGTATCACAAATGAGTGGATGGAGGATATGATTGCTGGCAACACCGAGAAACGTCAACGTTGGGGTAAGGTAATTAAGAAGAGATTCGAATCAGGTTACCCGTACATATTCTTTACAGATAATGCAAATGATCAAGCTCCTAAGGTTTATAAAGATAAAGGGTTAAAAATAACTCATTCTAACTTATGCTCTGAAATTATGCTTGCAAATGGTATTGATGAATCATTTGTATGTGACCTATCATCTCTTAATCTTGAAAAATGGGATGAGTGGAAAGATACAGATGCTGTAGAAGTGCTTACATTCTTTCTGGATGCCGTAATGACTGATTTTATTAATAAAACAGAAGGTGACCTATTTTTATCTCACGCACGTAAATTTGCTATCAATCAACGTGCACTAGGTATAGGTGTATTAGGTTGGCATACATATTTGCAATCTAAAATGATTGCATTTGAGTCTGTTCAAGCGAAATCATTAAATGCACAAATCTGGAAAAATATAAGAACTAAAGCAGATAATGCATCGCAGAAATTGGCTGATTTATTTGGAGAACCAGAACTACTTAAAGGTTATGGACGTAGAAATACTACTACACTTGCTATCGCACCTACAACGTCGAGTTCTTTTATTTTAGGTCAAGTATCACCTTCTATAGAACCATTAAATTCAAATTACTTTGTAAAAGACTTAGCAAAAGGTAAATTTACGTTTAGGAATCCACAATTAGTAAAGCTATTAGAATCTAAAGATAAAAACAAAGAGGATATTTGGAGATCTATTCTCGTAAAAGGTGGTTCTGTACAGCATTTAGATTTCTTTACGGAAGATGAAAAGAATGTATTTAAAACATTTGGAGAGATATCTCAAAAAGAAATTATAATACAAGCTGCTACACGCCAAAAGTACATCGACCAAGGTCAATCCCTTAATATAATGATACCACCCGATACCAAACCTAAAGATGTAAGTGAACTAACGATCTTTGCGTGGAGAGAAGGTATTAAAGCGCTTTATTATCAAAGAAGTGCTAACCCAGCTCAGGAGCTGGCGAGAAACATATTAAATTGTCAGTCCTGCCAATCATAACAATAATAAAAAAAAGATATCATTTAAATGATATCTTTTTTTATTATTTTTTAGAAATATTATCTTTGATATATTCTATATCTTTTTGTATCAAACCTATATCTCTTTCCATATTTATGATTTTATTATCATAAATTATCTTACCATCTTCGGTAATGATATTGCTCAATCTCTTTTCAATATTTTTTAGTACCGGTACTATGTCTCCCATCTGTCTCTCAAGATTATTAGTCTTAGATTCTACCACGACTATTCTATTTGTTAACTCTTTAAACTCGTTTTGTTTAACGTAGTTACTGTTTAACCAAACAACACATGTTGCTATAAAAAAAGTACCTACAACTTTAACTATATTGATTGTAGTAAACAACTCTGATAATGTAGAGTTACTTGATGACGGCATATAATCTATTTATTAGTTTCACTTACGTTCGTTGTGTATACCTTCAGATACTGATCGTTGTGACCCATCGTTTAATTCTTTAGCAGCAACTCTTACAGCATCATTAGTTGCGAGTAATGTGAGAGGTAAGTTTGCAAATGCATGAGAATGCGGATAACATTCAATTATATTAGTACCCGTACTGGTATATTCCAATGTTGCAGGACTTCCGTTTATTTTAACATTTACTACTGTACCTGTAACAAATTTACCAAATAGTGTAACTTGTTCAGTCACCTGATATTCCTTAGGTGCTGTTATATGCTGTATGTAAGTTTCACCTTCTACGTGTAGACCTCCACCAATAATAACATTATTATTAACACCGAGACTTTCGTTTATTAGTACTTGTCTTTGATTTTTATTTCTTAATCTTAGGATTTCAGCAGATATGTTAATTGTTTTTGCATCTATATTAATTTCATTAGATGATGCAATATTTACTTGCTCGCCTACTATATTAGTAACAGTGCCTGTTATGTTAGTTTGTCCAAGAGATTTAATATTGATGCCGCCAGCACCTACTAAAACGTTCATTCTATTACATGCTGTTATCGTATAATTACCACCTGGTAAGTCTTGCACGTGTACCAACTCTACTAATGGACTCTCTTTTTTGTTTACATATACACCAAAATCATCAACAAGTACTTCATTGCTTAACATTTTACCGATACCATCGTATCGTATACTACCGAAATCATTAAACGTTAAACCTATAGTTTCAATTTTATGCTTGGCAATTTGCGATATCTCACTACCACCAACACCAAGTTGTTTTTCTATTTCTGTTAGCTGTTGTATATTAAGTTCTATTAACTGGTTTAAAATATCTTTTTGATCTTCTACATCCCAATTACCACCTTGTGAAGATGTGCTCTTACCTACACCACCAGGTCCCCATTCAGTGTTAGATTCAGCAAGATATCTTGAAGTAGGTGGTAATGATCTATCAACAGTAGAACCTAAATTATTATTAATATTATAAGCACCGTCAGATGATGCATTTGTTGTTGTGTTATATGTGTCAAATGATTGACTACCTGTAATAGTATCATACGTTACTGATCCATCTGTTACTGGATGTGCAGCAAAAGCACCTGATCTTGTTTGCAGTAAACTATTACGTTTTAGTCTTATATTACCGTCTGCATCTAAAACGTTATTATTATCCGTACGCTTAATTTCAAATAGTTGCTTATTTTCATGTATTATAGCATAAGTTAGTTTCCACTGATCAAATAGTTCACTATTTAATAACCCGACTTTTTTATACTTATCACGCATTACTATTTCATCTAAGCTCTTACCGGTATATACATTATTAAAACCTCTTACCGTTTCATACTGATCATTTAGTACTAGCTTTTGGCTATTCTTTGTAGCGAGCTCTATATTAGATTGATTATTAAATTCTTTAAACGACCCTGAAAAATGCGTAAACTTTAACTTCTCATTTAAGTCTGTATTAACAACCTCTATAGTACCACCTTTTTGATTTATAACAAATTTATTTCTGTACGTATCTACATTATTATTATATTCGGTTTGTATCTTATTTTCGAAACTACCAGGGTAATCTATACCACCATTTTCAGAATTAAAAATTCCCTGCCAATCTATATTACCGTATGTTGTGGCAAAATAAATAGGTGCTGTAGGGTTACCATCTCTGAAAAATACCCATACATGTGAACCTACACTTGGTATAGCGAAAGAGCCTTTTGCTTTATTAGAATATGATGAAGGTAAATACTCGTAAGATAAAGGATTAGGTCTATTAATATTATTTGAAGCAGAATCAAACGCGTCTTGAAGTCTATATGTTTGATCTTCGTAGAAAGCAGCAGGTTTCCCAGGTATATCTTTTGAGTCAATATCTGGCGATAGCTGATCTGCAAAATTAGAGTCCGAAGTAGTACCTACTTGCCTTGTATTATTATACCTACCACTAGTGTTCTCACCTACTAATGGGCATGCACATTCTGCCCAAGGTAATATACGTTTTAATTCTTCAGCAACGTTTATGATTGTAGAACTAGTCGAAGATTCACCACCTGTCTCTGTTTGTTGCTTTAATATCTGTGTTAGTACAGATTGTATATTATCACCTAAAAACTTAAATGATTTATTAGTTTTCTGTTGTATCCATCTTTCGTACACAGTAGGTGAAATATAAGGTATGAATACCTTAACTTTACCTGATTTGTCTGGATCGTTATTTTGTATAACTATACCTACATGATTGCCGTAATATTTTTTCATACCAATGAACCTTTAATTGTTTTAATTACTAATTTTTTTGGAGGTGTTTTAGCTTCACCTTCTTGTATTAAAGTAAGTCTTTCTCGTAGTGTTTTATTAATATTCTGTATATATGTTTCTGATGACATCGTACCGTTAGTTTTTTGAACTGCAAATTTAACTATCATACACTGTTTATTGTTTACATCGAGATTAAATTTTGTATTATCTAGATCTAATTCATTCTGAGTATATAATTTATCTAAACCGTTAACGTTTTCAACTAACGTGCTATACGTTCTCTTTATGATATTACCTGCAGTAATCTTATCGTCATCAATATATGGTTTAGCATTAGTAAATAAGAAAACCAAACCTGCTTGTATGTCCTTAAGCAACAGAGTACTTTCGTTATAAAGATTATCTGTATCTTTTTCAAATTTTTCGTCTTGAGGTGCTGATACAGTTTGCAAAGCGCTTAGAGATGTTGTTTGTGTATTTACTATTTGTTTATTACTTTGTGAATCAGAAGCTTTTGTTGTACCTTTACTTATAGTATCGCTTGTTATCTCTTGCGTTTTCTTATCTTTATATTCAGTATTTTCTGATACTTTTTTAATTTCACTGTTTGTTAAATTTTTAGTACTAGAAACGCTAGTAGACATAACTGAAGATTTTATAGCTGTAGTTTCTTGAGTCGATTGTAACGCTTCTGCAGTTGTTTCATCTTCGCAATCAAAAGCTGATTTCATATTTTGATACTGTTTGGATATCTCATTTTTTGCAGATATAATACCATTTGCAATGCTTGTTTTGATTCCCTTTAAATCTTCAGGTATACCTGCTTTTAAATCAGTACCTAATCCCGATACTAAACCACCTAGATTAGAGAGTTTACCTGTAGCATCATTTGCAAAATTACCTATTTGGTTTCCTACCTGCCTTGTAAGATCTCCAGCCATGTCACCAAAACCTTCAGCAATTTTTTTTGCCTTTAATTTTGGTGATAAGCCTTCTAAGCTACTTGGTGTTAATTTCTTAAACTGTTCGTTTATGTTAGATAAGCCTGGTAAGTTGGATAACTTATTTTTACATGACATATCAATATTTAAAGAAAATATTGATTTTTCAAATTTACATATATAATGAAACTATGAATCATAAGATTTTAATTTCACATGAATCACCTATATCAATACTGACCGACTCCCTTCAGTTTAACGATTATGATTACTGTCTAGTACATCTTTTAGAACAGAAACCTGAATATGCTGAGTTTTTTAAAAGGAGTAAAGCACTCAATCGTGAAATCCTACTAGATAATAGTATATTTGAATTAGGTACATCGTTCGAACCTTCTAAATTTGCTAAGTATGTAGAATCACTACAACCTAATTGGTATATAGTACCAGATGTTTTAGAAGATGGTTATGCTACGATAGAATCGTTCAATAAGTTTACGTCTACATACAAAGATCTACCTGGATTAAAAATAGGTGCAGTACAAGGTAAATGTTATGATGAATTAGTTGACTGTTATAAGTATATGTCGCAAAATGCTGACTATATTGCTATAAGTTTTGATTTTAGCTACTATATCGGTACAGGTATTGGTTTATCAAAATTAGATAGATGGTGTGATGGTAGAAAGCGATTTATTAAATCTTTGATAAATGATGGTGTATGGGATTGGAATAAACCACACCATTTACTAGGTTGTTCTTTAGCAAAAGAGTTTAGCTATTACGTGAATAATAACATCTATAATATTAGATCGATTGATACATCAAACCCTGTTGTAGCTGGTATCAAAGGCATGAGATATAATGGAGATTTAGGGTTAAATGATAAACCTTCGATTAAACTTGCTGACTTAATTGACCACGAAGTAACAACTGATGAATTGGAAATTATTAATTATAATACACGTCAATTTAAAAACATATTAAAAAGATGATAATAACATTTACAGGTACACAATCAGTAGGTAAAAGTACTTTGCTTTCAGCTCTTCAAAAAGATGAAAGATATAAAGACTGGATGTTTGAACCGGAAATAACGCGTAGTCTAAAAGAGAAGTTTGGACTGAATATAAATGAATCAGGTGATTCAATAACGCAGTTATTCGTTCTAAATTCGCATTTAGAAAATGTAGTAAAACATAAGAACAATAATGTTATTTTAGATAGATGTATAGTTGATGGGCTTGTATATACAACATATCAGTATATGACAGGTAAGATTCATACAGATGTATTTTTGCATGCAAAGTATATGTTCGATCTTATTATAGATAAATATGATATAATATTTCATATTGAGCCTGAATTTCCTGTTGTTGATGATGGTGTAAGAAGTATAGATGAAAAGTTTAGAACAACTATAGCTTCATTGATAAACGAAGCCTTACAATCTAATAGTGTAGTTAGAACTAAGATAGTAAAGTTAACAGGTACTGTAGAAGAAAGATTGAAACAAATAGATATAGCTATTGAAAACTTAAAAGCACAAAATATAATATAAACATGGCACTTAAAAAACTCGACAATAAAAACATAAGCAAGCACCTTGGTAAGGTATCACAATACAAATCAACATATGATGCTTCTCTCTTGGTAAGAGAGCCAAGATCATCTAATAGAGTACATCTTAATATTAAAGATGATAACTTACCCTTTGTAGGTTATGATACTTGGAATGCATATGAAGTTAGTGCATTAACAGATAGTGGTTTACCTGTTGCAGGTGTAGCTAAAATTGTTTACCCTGCTTCAAGCAAATATATCGTAGAATCAAAGTCTATTAAACTTTACTTTAATTCTTTTAATATGACTAAACTAGGGTTTCATAGCGATGCAGTTCTTGATAAAATAGCAATTACTGCTTCAGAAGATCTCTCAAAACTACTCGAAACAGATGTACAAGTTTACGTACATTCGAATGCTGAAGTACTACGTCAACAAAGCACTGCATATACCGAATGGAATCACAAAAAATACTCAACAATAGAGGATGAGTATAATGTTAATGATGTAACCTTTGAAATCTATAAGGAAACACCAGAACTACTACAAGTAGTAGATAGTGTTAACGATACAGTTCACTATCATAGTGCTCTACTTAAGAGTAATTGTAGAGTAACATCACAACCAGACTGGGGTGATGTATATATAACCATCACAAAAAAAGATAAAACTATTGACCCTATCTCTTTACTAAAGTATATAATATCATTTAGAGATGAGTGCCACTTTCATGAAGAGATATGTGAGACAATTTATAAACGCATATATGATAAGCTAACACCTGATGAACTTACGGTAAGATGTTTGTATGCACGTAGGGGTGGTATTGATATAAACCCTGAGCGTGCAAATAAAGAGGTATTATTAAGTACTAATCTACAACTTAATTGTATACCACATATTAAAACACCTAAGCAATAATAACTAAATCAGTTAATAAATAATATTATGGCAGATACAAAATTAACAGAGTTAGACGCACTTTCATCAGTGCAAAGTACCGACTTACTGTACGTTGTTAGTCTACAAACTTTACCTTCAGGTGAATCCAAGAAAATCACTGTCAATGATTTTCTTGGCAATCTTAGTGATTCTATAGAGACGAGTAGCACGATTACAGCAGCTTCTATATTAGCTAATACGGTAGCTGGTACTAACGTAAATGCAGTAGCATTTACGAGTAATACAATAAATACGTCTTACATAAATGCAACTTCTGGTAATTTTGATAGTATTACCTCAGGCTTCTTTCCATTAACGGCAGTTACATCTATAACTGCTGATAATACATATGATAACAGTAGAGTATATAATTTAAATACAAATTCTACTAATTTAAGTGTTATACTACCATCAGAACTTTCTAACGGTTTTAATATGGGTATAACAAATATAGGTACAGGTACTATATACATATCATCAACACAAGTGCCAATGATTTGTGCATTCTCCAATAGATGCTCCACACAATTCGGTAGCTTATTTATATATAAATCAAATAATATTCTTTTTGGTATAGGTGGCTTCGATCTATGATACTTAAAGATTTCATGATATTATGTTGCGCACAAACGTATGATTATGATGCGCTAAAATATATAAAAAGTGTTGAACAAGCAGATGGTCAACCACTGGAAACTATTGTAAAAGATGCAATACGAACTTTTATCTTTAATTGTAAACGCGATAACACTTGGCAATACATTAACAATTCATGTTTATTGTGTGGCCCACACACTATTCAAGGTGCTTTAGTACCACTAAAAGGTGCTGCACCTATAAGTTATAATTTTACCTCATCTAATTATGATAGAAAAACTGGATTAGAATCACCATCAACTTCTGTAAATGCTTATATCGATACAGGATTCGATTCAAAAAGCGTTGGATTAGATGATATACATATAGCAACATATGCTTCATCAATACCTTTCGGATCTTTTGGTAATATAATGGGAGATATTACAGATTCAAATTCTAGAATGACATTATTTAGATCTACATTAGGTTTAGGTAGTTATTGCAGAGCTACCAACCCTGATGGATATTTTTCTACTGGTTTTGATTACACTAATAATCTGCTGGGTATTACAAGAGCATCATCCACTACATTTAATATGAGAGCTACAAGCACCAATAATTCTTTTACGCGTGGATCGAGAGCAACAACTACAGCAAGTAATATTTACGTATATACAAGAAATCTAGGCGGTGCTTCTAATACACCTATAGGTATGACAAGACTACAATTTTATTCATGCGGTAGAAACGTAGATCTTCAAAAGATTGAAAATAGAATATCTCAATACGTATCAGCAGTTTCGTTATTACCATGACAACATATATCGACATAATGACAGCTACAGATTTAGAAAACTTTCGTTTTTTAATTTCTGATGAGTTAGGAAACGAAATTAATTTAGCACAACAAGGAAGTAATATGAAGATTTCTCTCCATGAAATATCACCAGGTATACAATCTTTTACTTGTTATATTGTAAATGAAATAACAGAAACAGGTATATATAATCATTTATATAGCGTACTAAAAAATAAACTTTCAAGTATAGAAGTAGAACCTGTATAACTATTAAATCTAACCATTAGTTTAAAAAAGCAGCTTTTTATAGCTGCTTTTTTTTTATGTCTGTATTACAAATATAGACATAAAAAAGAGCTGCTCTTTCGAGCAGCTCTGAAGTTGTTTATGATTCGTTGTACTAGCGTTAAGCTTAGAAGTAAACTGACTGATTGCCAGGTGTGAATGCCTGACCGAGTCCGCTTACTATAATAACGTGGTAGTAGAGGTTTGCGCCGAAAATGTTGTCTACAACACCGTAACGGGTTAATAGACCAACACGTGGTGCAAAGTCGTTCTGACCAATGGTGCGTTGTACCATAACAGGTATGTATGGGCAGTAGATGATACCGGTATCGTAGAATTCTGGACCCTTGTAGCCAAGTAGTGCATATTCTGGACGATTTGTAGTATCAACGTATTGACCTTCTGTTCTGGTGTCTCTGTAAACCTGGAAACGACCACCAAGGCTACCTACCTTAGCAACACCGACTGGCTGTGTGTTAACATTGCCTTGAACTGGTACCCATTGGAATTCAGGTAGCATTTCAAGGATTGCGCAAACGCGAGGTGTTGCAACAATGAAGTTTGCAGCGCCACGACGATTACGTACAGCAATACGGTTAGCTTCGATAATTAGTCTTTGATAGAAGTCACGGTTACGTTCGACCAACCAACGGCCATCTGCTGAAGCAGGAGACCAGATAGAATAACCAACGCCAGCACCTGCATTGAGGGCGACTTGGATCATTCTAATAATCATTTCACGGTCGATTTCGGCCTGAATTTCATAGCTCATAGCGTTTGTTAATTCAGTGTCGATATCAATACCGTTCATGTTCTTGAGGTCTTGCTCAAGCTCTACGGACCAGCGGGCGCCTAAGCGTCTTGTACCAGCTTCAACAGCAGTCTTTTCAAATGAAACTTCAAATGTCGGAATGTTTTCCGAGATTTCAAAGCTTGATAGAAGAGCTGCTACACCGTTATTTTGACCGTTATTAATAAAATTAACGGGCAATGCAGAGCTACCAGAAAGGTAGGCTGCGGATGTACCGGTGTAAGCACTGTTAAGGTACTGATAGCCTGCTTCCTGACCAGCTGCAGAGGTAAGAATACCAGACTGACCGGCAGGAGCGTTGCCATTAGAACCTAAAGTGCTACCTGTGTAGCGATAACGAAGAGCGAATGCGAGACCTACTGGACCAGCCATTGGTTGAACGCCGACAATTTCGTTAGAGATAAGCTCTGGGAAAGTACGGCGGATCATGGGGATCAAGATTTTTGGAAGACGGTAGTCACCAGGTGCGTATGTATCTGTACCAGGTGTACCGGTAGAGTTCCATGAGTTCATACCTGCTGTGCCACCAACTGCACCACCGAAACCGGCAGTATTAACTGTACCGGATGGGTTGTAGTTAGGACCAGCTTCGTTAACCATACACCATTGCTCTTGGTTTTCCAATAGCATTGCTGTATTTAAACGGGTGTGGTTGTCTTCAATCGGAGCAACGTTCTTAGAAGAGTAATCCAAAACTGGACCCCACTTCTCAAGAAGCGCCTTTGCTCTTGATTCATTGATATATGCTTGTGTAGGACGAATAGTGTTCATCGATAATTATTTATTCCTTTTTTCTTCGACCCCAGGGTTTTTTACCAGGTAACTCAGGAAAAAATAGCCTAATTCTTCTCTTAGTACTTACCTAATTCTTTTAGGTAAGGAGAAATTTGTTGCACGCCTTCTGTGATCACTTCTTCTGTCTGTTCTGTAACAACATGATCAACATCTTGGCGCTCATTTAGTGCTTCTTCTTTCAAGACTTCGAGTCTATCTGTTAATTTCTTATTGAAGAGTTTGACTGTGTAATCAAAATTTTCATTTATAAATTCCAGCGATTTGCCAGCCATTACTTTCTTAACGTAATATTTTTCTTGATCGTTAAGTTTGGCGGTTTTTTGTTCTAGAATCAAACCAGCTTGTATTTGCTGTAGGGATTCTTTTAACATAGCGTTTTCGCTTTGGATAGACTCAAGCTTTTTAGAAGCTTCATTTATTTGGTTTTTACCATCAAGCACTGCATCTTTGATAGAATCTCTTTCAAGTGCAGATGTGACAGCTAAAGTGTTTCGTAGTGATTCAAGTAGTTTGGCTGCTTTCTTGTTTTTAACAGCTTCTTGAATGTCAGCAGCAGGTACTATCTCTTCAAGATAAGCTTCGAGATAGTCACTGATAGATTCAACTAAGGTTTGTTTAAACTTCTTAGCATCTTCATTTAGTGTTCTCTCATACTTAGAAACAACCTTCTTAAGTTTGTTTGCTCTATCTAGTTCAATAGCTTCTACTACCTTTTCTAATTTAATTGTATGATCTTTATCAATAGCTTCGAGTAGTTGCTCGAGCTTCTTAGTATAAAGTTCATCTTGTTCAGCAAGAGCTTTCTCAACATGGAGTTCAACTTTTGCTTTTACCTTTGATTCAATAGCCTCTTGAATCATTTTTAAAGATTCAGGTGAGAGGTCTTTTAATTGTTCGTTAATATTCTCCATAAATTAGAAAAGTTTTGCGTTATTATTATTTATTATTTTTTGCTTTATTTTTTGTTCAATGGCAACTTTTATTGAGTCTTTAGCAGATTTAGGCTTATTACTCAATATATTGTCAATAAAATTATGCAAGGACTCTTTAACTACAGAACGCTTACTGTGTTTTTTTACCTTTTCTTTTATCTTATGTTTTTTTCTCATATTATAATTTATTTATAAAACTAAGAATCGCGCTACGTAGATATTGATCTTTATCGGAGCGAGGTAAAGTTATTAACTTCTTTTCAAAAGTATCATATAATTCTTCATAATGTCCATTCTCTCTCAATACATATTGTTTAGATTCGAGAATACCATTAACAAACGCTTTACCGAAACTTGGATCTGCAACGCAATCGATTGCTACTAGTCTAAAATCTTTTACTCTATTACAACCGTTTGATTCAGGTATTAATTGCCCTAAAGCTCTAGAACTCATACCAACTTTAACACCGTCGTTAATAAGTGAGCGAACTATAAGACCTGTAGGTGTTGATAGTACTTTACTTTTACCGTAAAATACATTACCATCTCTTTTTAGTTCTGTAACTAAGTGACAGACTCTAGATAGATCTACGTCAGCTGTGGTAGGGTGATTAAGTTCACCCATTGCTCTACCAGGCTTAATCATATCATCTTCGTAGCGCTGAACTTCACGGACCATTTCATCGATAGGATATAGACGCTTATTTCTATTGACACCCTCTGCCATCATATATGGCCCCTTTATATAGAGTGTTCTAGGTTCATTAGCATTACGCTCTTCAACGATATAAGAAAAATCGTTGTTATTAGTAGGTGTCTCAACTATTAGTCTAAAACTCATTTAATATTATTTATATGATGGTGTATCATATCCATTAAGTTTTTATATTTAATTCTTTTTCTGTTAGTATAATAAACTCCATATTCTTTCTTTTAGCCCATTCTTTAGCTGCTATCCATTTTGCTTGATTGGTAATCCAGGTAGTTTGTTCGTATAGTATTGTTTTTTTATGTTTACCTTTTGTAGGTACTGGTTGTACCGTTTGTTTGCTAGGCTTAATTTCTATCAAAAGTTTTTGTTTATTACCGTCTTTATCTTTAAAGACAACAAAATTATCTACAAAATATCTGTGAACTTTCTGATCTAAAGGGTTGATATATGGTACAATTATATTTTCACTACCCCATGCTAATATATTAGGATTTGTATCAGCCCATCTAAAGAATTTTAACTCCCAACCACTACGATATACAGGATTGTTCTTTCCTAGATATTTTTCTATATTAATCGGTCGGTAAATTCCTTGCTTATATTTATTGGCCATAAATTAACTATTTAAAAAGTTAAATGTTTTCATTTTACAAACACACCACTATACATCATTGCATTACCCCATTTACTCGGATATAAAGACACATGTACATGTTTGAGACCATGGCTAATCAAATTAGCAGTAGTGTAGTTAGCATTTTTAACTTGTAGTAGGTTGTTCTTAATATTTTTACCTATGTTTATGTTAAACTCATCTATATATGCGTCTTCCGGTAACTCATAGAAATTAGCATCATCTGGTTCAGTAGTGTTTATTGTATCACTCTCATCATACTTAGACCTATTAATTCTGGTATCTATATAAGACTTAGATCTAATTAGATTAGTGAATGTAACATGAATAAATCCATTAGGTGTAAGATTATTGAATACATGTGCTATCGCATCTATAGCCTCTGGTATTGCTGTAGTAGTAGTATCATAATCGACTATATCGAATAATATTGGTTTGTCTACAATATTATTATCAACAACATTGATGAATTTTTGCGGTTGTTGTAATACATTTTCAAACTTAACAATTTTTCTTTTTGTAAAAGGCACATACACACTTAATTTATTATTAGATGCATCTCTAATAAATCTTCGACCTTGTTCAAAAGCTTTAGTAGGGGTATAATCGACACCATATATCTCTATGGTTGGATTAGGTAGATTTGATATTATTTTACGTTCAAAATCATAGGTATCTGGGAGAGATGCTATTCTAACCACTGGCTGTGCATTTAATTTATCAAACACCCCAAGTCTAGATAATATAGATATATAATTTTCTCTATCTTTAAGTTTGTTCTCGATAGAGAACCCAGTATGATACTCCTCTCTACGTTTACGTTCAATTAAAAAATAGTCCTTAAATGTTATCATTATTATTATGTGACCTAGTCCCTAGCCGACAAAGAATAGAGGAGGTTCATTATCACCAAGCCCGGGTGTAGCACCGGTATATAGTTGCTCTTCGAGTTTTTCCTTCTCAGCAAGACCTTCCGATAACATGTCTGCATTTACAGATCCACCACCGAATAATGTAGTACCTTGGTACTTACCACGCACTCTTGCAAGTACTATTTTTGTTAATGCAAGAGAATATTGATATACCCACTGCTCTTGTATTACATCTCTTAAAGGCTTTTCAACATAACAGCTTATAACACCATAATATTGTGAAGTGCTTTCACCAGCTTTTGGTTGAGGATATATTCTCATTAACTGAGTTCTTTCATTAAAGTCGTATGAAGGTTTAATTGCCAGTAACTTCTCTCTATTGTTTAACCAGTCCTTTAATACATACCAGCTTATTAAATCAAAGCCGTAATTACCCATCGCATAACTGAAATAGGTTTGTTGTGCTAATGTTTGTTCAATTGTAAACAGCGTATTAATACCTGTTGTAGATCCTTGTTCAAAGTCTGTAATAGCGATTACTTTACGATAATCCATTACGTCATAATCAAAAGAGTTATTATATTTTGTAGATGATACTGGTGTACCTAATTGTGTTATCTGTCTTTGAGATGTTTGTGTAAAATTAGCTGATAGAGATGAATTAAAAGCAGTAATTTGACTATATATTGTTGTATCAAATATTTCATTTACAAATAGACCACCACTTAGTGCTGCAGATAAACTTGTAGATGTATTAAAGTAACCTGAATTTGTTGCTGTATTTACTACGTATGCAACAGTTTGCTGTGGTACGTAATTTGTATATTGAGGGTTAGAAGTTTTACCTTTTGTCTGATCTAACACACTTGCATCGTTTAATGTTACTAAAGAGTCTAGTCTAATACCAACATCTTTCTCATAAAGGTTACTATTGAATAATATATACTCTCTGGTATAACCGGCAAATTTAGTAAACATTTCACAAGCTATGCTAATATTTTCATATAACTGGTCTCTATGAACCTCTACATTTATAAATGGGTAACCAAGGCTTCTAAGAATTCTTTCTGATAATCTATTAAAAGAAGTTATCTTGTTTGAAAGATTAGTACTTTGAAAAGCAGAGATGGGTGTTATATCGCACTGTGACATATAGTTATTTATTAAGAGTCTATGATGTCAATGTTTTCGTTATTGTGGTGCGGGTGTTTCAGCTGGTGCTGCTTCTGCACCACCAGTTTCAACTGGAGCTTCTCCACCTACTTCAGCGGGACCTCCACCAAACTCCGGTGGTGAACCTGCTGGTGATTGTTGCTCACCCGCACCACCTATTTCACTACCTGCTGCTGCTTGATTTTGTTGACTCATTGTCTGTAGTTGATCTCTCCAATTTGGACCAGCATTTGTAATATTATTAAGCTCCCACTCAAGCTCTTTATCCTTACGGAGGAATTCACGATTTGCCTTAATGTCAATATCACTCCAACCAAGAATTTTCTTTTGTAAATATGTAGGAGAGATAGTAGGATTGCTCGCAAGGGTATTAAAGTTATTTGTTTTAAGTTCTAATTTTTGGCTCTCTCTTAACTCATAAAAGTTAGTAGGTACATTAAATTCTAATGATATATGCTGTTCTTTAATGTCGTATTTTTCTACTAGACCTTTAAGATTTAAGTGTGTTAAAAATCCATTTTTTAATGCACCTGCAAATTGTTGTTGTAAGCGAATAATAAACTTAGCAAACTTGAGCTCTTCTCTTAAAATTTCTGCACCATCTTTGAAAGTACTCTCAGAGTTAAGTCTATTAGTAGGTACTTTTAATGATTTGTAAAGTTTGTTTACAAAGTACATTAAGTCTGTTAGCTCACCAAGATTTGCACCACCAGCTAATTGTGTAACAGATGTGCCTTCGCTACCTTGTCTTTTTGCAAACCAAAAAGAGTCCAACATTGATTGTGGATTAAATTTCTGAACTATACCAGATTGATTGACGTCGAAAGTCTTCTTGCTCCAGTACTCTTGAATTAATTTACGTAAATAAGCTTCAGCTTTTGGTGGTGGCATGTTACCAACATCAACATTAAATACTAGACGTTCAGGAGCTCTTACCAATCTATATATTACTATAGAGTCTTCTATAAGAGATAACTGTCTGTAAGCTCTTCTTGAATTTTCAATAAACGGTAATCTAAAAGATTTATCTTGATTCCATATGCCAGAATTAATATATGTAACCTGGTTTTTATCCATAGGGATAAACTCATACTTAATTACTTTATTAGGCTTAGCAGGATCAAAAATAGGCTTTCTTAGAATATAACCTTTAATAATCATATTCTGAATATTATCAAAAATAGGATCGATTAACTCCGTAGGCAACTGTACCACGCCAAGTATACCTTCTTCTGGAAACTTTTTATGAACTACATGTTCAAAGTAAACTTCACCCTCCACTATTAACTGTCTAAAATATTCCCAGCCTTTTCTTTCAAGATTAAAATATTCTACGTATTTTTGAAACTCTTTAATTATCTGTTCCTTATCTATATCTTTTAAGTCAATATTTTTAAATTGTAACTTAACAATATCACCTGCTTGATCTTTATTGATTGTTTCATCACAAATCTCATCTAAACAATCAGATATTTCAGAGAATGCCGCCATCACTCTGTAATCCATTATTCTCGCACCCTTATCAGCCTGTATATTGGCATATACCATATCATTGTATATGCCACCTTTTGCTATAGAACCAGATGGTGTGTTATTATAATCATTATCAAAAAATACGCTATTACGAGCTAAAGCTTCGGAACGTTTAGACCCTGTGTCCTGGAATATTTGATACTTAGGATTTATCTGATTTAAGTATCCATTTAGATCAAGAGTTTGGTATGGTAACTTATTTACAAGGTTTTTAAAGAAACCACCGGATACTGTATTTTTATCGTCTGCAGCCATTTTAAATATTTAATATAAAAAATAGATTTATCAATTATAATAAATCTATAGATTTTAATTTATATTAAGTATATAAACCACCCGTTGCTGCTACACCAAGAGCATTACCAAGTAAATAATTACTGGCACCACCATTTGTATAAATTAATGAATTATTCCATACATTATAATATTTACCTGAATAAACAGCGACACCAGAAAAGGTAGGTCTAGTTCCAAATGTTGGTGTAAGGTTAATTGTAGCAAGGTTACGTGCAACAGCAAAAGCATCTGTTAATGTCAAATTACCAGCACCATAAGCCAAATTAGACCCTGGATTAACACGTATATATCCATTGTTTTCAGCTAACATATGTGCATAAATTTGCGAACCACTTACGACACTTATATTCCAACTAGCATTTACCCATATTTCACCACCTTCTGTAGCATACAGATGAATTAACGCAGAATTACTACCTATAAACGTTATACCTGTACCTATTAACAATCTTGCTGTAGATCTTGCACAAGATGCAAATGTAACTAATAAGTTTGATATACTTACCTGACCTCTACCTATACGAAATGGATTAGTATTATTTCCTAGTGTAACTGTACCGACACCAATACCACTTAGTGTCGTTAAATTAACATTCGTTGGTCCAAGAAGAAGATTACTAGATATTTCATATGTACCTGGTTTTAATAATATTGTTGGTGATACTGATGTTTGTATAGCTAAACCACCAATGTAGTCAAATGCTTTTTGAACAGTTAAAAAAGGATTATCATCAGTACCGGTACCTGATAAATTACTACCTGTAGTTGAAACGTATAGTGTAAAATTAGTATCTATAGCGTTAGCTGTATTGACAGTTACATCTATATTTTGAGAACCAGCATCGGTAGCAGATATAGTTGTACCAACAAAATTAATACCAGTAACACCTACAACAACGGTAGTACCTTCATCCTTTATTGTTAACGATGATACAGCAAGGTTAGGATTAAAACTACTTAGAGTATTTAATACTATTTTCTCTGCAGATGTTATTAAACCTTTTGTTGAGGTAGTAGCTAGATCAAGCATCGAAGTTACTTGTGTAGGTGTTAAATCCTCAACATTACCGGTACCTGCTGTTATTCTACCTTTAATGACATTAGTTGATACTTGCGATAATTTAGTATTACCAATTACACCGCTATCAACAGTCCAAGATGTACCGCTACCTGATACAGTTATATCACCTTTATCACCGTCAGTAAGACTGCCTGAAACACTTACTGTAATATTACCTGGTGAAGATAATGATGATTGAACACTTGCACCAATAAAATTAATAGATGATACAGATGTGGATATAGTAATACCTTCATCTTTTACGGTTAAAGATGGTGAGATGATATTGGGGTTGAAACTACTTAGAGTATTTAATACTATTTTCTCTGCAGATGTTATTAAACCTTTTGAAGACGTAGTAGCTAGATCAAGCATTAAAGTTGCTTGTGTAGTCGTTAAGTCTTCTAGATTACCTGTACCTGCTGTTGTTCTACCTTTAAAAACACCTGAAGATACTTGTGATAATTTAGCGTTACTAACTACATTAGAATCAATTGTCCAAGATGTACCTGAGCCAGATACAGTTATATCACCTTTATCGCCATCGGTAATTGCTCCAGAAACACTTACTATAATATTACTCGGTGATGATAATGATGATTGAACGCTTGCACCAATAAAGTTAATCGATGTTACAGAAGTTGATACAGTAGTACCTTCATCCTTTATTGTTAACGATGATACAGCAAGGTTAGGATTGAAACTACTTAGAGTATTTAATACTATTTTCTCTGCAGATGTTATTAAACCTTTTGTGGAGGTAGTGGCTAAATCAAGCATTGAAGTTATCTGTGCTGTAGTTAGGTCTTGTACATCGCCCATACCAGTTGATATTCTACCTTTAATAGTATTAGCAGATATAGTAGCTAATTTTGTATTTGTTACTGCATTAGAATCAATAGTCCAGGTAGCTCCTGAACTAGACACGGTTATATCGCCTTTATCACCATCTGTAATTGATCCAGAAACACTTACAGTTATATTACCAGGAGAAGAGATAGATGCTTGTACTGTAGCTCCGACAAAATTAATTGATGATACAGTAGTTGAAACTGTTGTACCTTCGTCTTTTATAGTTAAAACTTGTGGTATAGAAGACTTTATATCTGAAAATGTAATTTTATTAACAACACCATCTGTGGTAGATATAGGAATAATATCACTATCACTTGGAGTTGTAATAGAAGATAAATCAATAAACTGTTTGTATTTCATTGTTATTATTTATATAAGATAAATAGCGCTTGTGCTATCTACAAAAACATTATTATCGTTATCTACACATATGCTTAATAAAGACTCTGGCGTTAGGAATAACGATCTACCATCTGGTCTTCTATATGTAAAAGATGATACGGGTCTAATATAGGTTATTATTAATGGTGTTGTTACAGATATTACAGTACTATTTGAAGATAAATATGGTGAAAATAACGTTTTAGAGCTCTCTGAGTACCCAGCAACATTATATGGTATGAATTGTATATCACAATCACCTATTAATCTAGGTACATTTATTAAAATATTATTTTTGTCTATAACAGTATAATCAACTAAAGAACCTGTAATAGGCTGCTGTCTTTTGAATATGTTTATACTAGTTAGTGATGGTAAAGAAAATGTATCGTTACTCGATAACATAACATTTAAAAGCTTATCAAAATTATATCCCTGTAAACCTACAACACTTAAATTATTTGTGTTTGTGGTTAACGTATCGTATAATTTTATACCATCGACTGTAATGCTGGTTATCATGGATTTGCTGATACTCCTACAAATTCCGTTTCTGTTAAAATACCTGTAGATACAGGCCATGTATAGGTATTACCTGAGAGACTATCATAGGTTGTTATCCTACTCTCAACATTAAAATTATTATTAATATAATATATTAATCCTTTTGGATTTTGCTGAGTCTTAAACAACCAACCTTTTATCGTAAAAGACGTGTCAGCTGTACATCTATATTTATCGGTACTTGAGATATCTGTAGGGTATGATAATGCAATACCACCTTCCCAGAGAACTTCGCTTCTTATTTCTTGATTTAATGATAGACCTAAATCCTCTGGTACCTTCCAACCTATTATAATGTATGGATTAGCATAAGGTACAAAGTTACTTAGTATTTGATCCATGTCTGTCTGATATTTTGTTATTATCGACATACTTACACTTATATTAATAGGTACAGGTGATAAAAGATGAGATACACTATTTTGAGTACCATCGTTTTTACCATAATAGAAACCATCAAGTTTATTGAAAACTCTATTAACATCCCTAGATATATTTGTTATAGATACAGATACTACTGGTAGTGTTAAGTTTTTAGCTTGGTTTATTATATCATATAATACACGCTGTTTAGGTGCATATACATATCTTACTTCAATTGACTGTTCTGTTTTTCTTTCTCTATTATATCGCTGAATTACAGTATCGTCAAACGCAGCAATAAACTGCGTTATAAGATCTTTTACTTCGAAAAAATACGTTTTTGATTTAATGTTGCACCTCCTTATAATATTTATTAGTTATAATGCTTTAATAGAGTCGCAAGCATTTCCAGTTTTGTTGTAATCTGACTATATTTTTTAAGCTTCTTCATTTCGGATACAGAATCAACAGTTTTATCTATCAAATTTTTTAGTTGATTTTTAGTCATCTTACCGTATCCTTTTACCATAATTTCTTCACTTTCACTAAACGAACCTGATGCTCCTGGAATACCTGCAGTGTTTGTTTTAGCTGAATTACCTGGTAAGTTACTAGTACTGTTAGCATTAGCGTAGCTGTTCTTTACGTCAGATGTTGGCATATTATTATGTGCTTGATTTTTTTGCTGTGTATCAGCAATAGCCCACATATTGAGACCGCTTTCATACAACATACCTATCTGCTTTATGTCATTAAGTTTATCCATAATTATATTTACATAAAAAAAGCTGGGTTGTTAACAACCCAGCTTTTTTTAAAATTTTTATATATTATCCGTTAAGATTCCAACGACGTCTATTATCTGGACCAATATTATCAAACCCACCAGCACTAACTCTTGCTATTATAGTTGAGCTAGAAGTTAGTACTGTAAATGAGGTTGTAAAGTTATTTGACGCTTGAAGGCAGAGTGTTACACCTGTAGCAGATCCGGATAGTAGTCTTACTATTGTAGATGTATCTCCAGGGCTTGAAATTGTTACTACTTGTGTGGTAGACAGCGATGCTGTAAATTCTGTAGAATTGTACAATACACCCTCTACATCTACACCATTAAATGTACCAGCACTAGAAAGTACTATTGCATTGTTAACACCACTCAGAGAGTAGATTAAAGGTGCTGGGTTACCCATTTTTGTTACATCGTATACTGCGTCTGTAAAGCTTGCCATATGTATTATTATTTATTGTTTTTGATCAGAATTTATTGAATTTAATAAATAATTATATGAGCTTTCACGAAGAATTAAATAATCTTTACGCAAAACAAATAGCAGGTAAATCTATACTTGTAAATGAAAATAGTCAAAAGACAGTAAATGAAGCATTCCCACCCTATGAAGCAGGTGAATATGCCCCCGAACATCCTACTGCTCGTGAAAAAATGTTAGCTTTAGCAAAGAGTACACATGAAGAAACACCAGAAGGTGAAAGACCACGTGTTGCATATCAAGGTGCAGAACCTGGTACACATACATGGCGCTTCTATTTAGCGTTTATAACAAAATTTAGAGAAATGTCACCAGAAACATCTGTTAAAGTTGCTAATTTAATTTTAACACAAATACTTGATAAACTATCTGAAAGCCCAGATGGTAGATTTATGGGTACAAATCTTCAATTTAGAGAGCAAGTAGTTAAGCCTATTGTTGCAAGAGCAATACCTGAAATGACAAAAGGTGATGTAAAGATAGGTAAAACATATGTTGAGTATATTGCAAGAGGTATAACCGATGCTGCAGTACAATCAGGTATATTAAGAAACTTCTCTGATGACGAGTTTCCACGCAACAAACCAAAGGATAAACCAATTACAGATCCTGCAGGTCTAGGTAAGTACTCAGCACAAAATCTAGATAAATTACTCGGACTAGATTAATGTACGTTACACCTACAAGCGAGCTTGCTACTGCTGTACGTGAAAACTTACGTAGAGCAGTATTAAATAAAGAATCCTGCTGGGTGTTTGATAAAATCGAACCTTCAGGTAAGTACTTTACATCTTTTAAGATAGTCGATGAGAATAACATAATTATGTACGCTTACAGAAATGGTAACGTATATAAGCTAAATAATCTTAACGGACCTGCATTCTATCACGTAAGAGGTAATAAAAAAATGTTCTTTATTGATAATGAAGCTTATTCTGAGTTTGATTATAGTAGACACTACGCTATTAAATTTATCAAAAATTTACAGCTTAGAGATCCTAATCAACCTATAGTTGGACCTGGACGCTACAGATTAGTAAATAATGGTATACTTGAGATAAAAATAAATTACAGCGGTGATATGTCATTAAAAACATATAATTCAAGAGGTAATCTACATAATGAAAACGGACCTGCAGTTATTGATTTTGCTTTCTATCATATGATAGAATATTATAGAAACGGTGAATTACATAATTCAACAGGACCTGCAGTCCTCAAATTGAGTAAAGATTCTAATGTAGATACACAAGAGCTATTTTTTATAGGCGGTAAAGCGCTGACACAAAATGAATTCAAGTCATTTGCTAAAGGTTATGATTCTACTGACATTGACTTATACTCGGATTTAACAGGACTTTAATATGAGTAATATTTTAGAAGACTATCACATATACACAAGATATACTAATAACCTCATTCTTGAGTTTAATGAAGCTACGCTTAAAAAATTGAGCGTAACATACAAGAAAGAGAGACCAGAACTAACTGATGATGCTATAACAGCATACTTAGAGGCATATGAACAACTAAAAAACACTCCTAGGTTTATTGGTGTAGTTAATAGATTTTATCCTAAAATTAAAAACCCTAAGGATATATATTCATTCACTTGGGAGCAACTTGAACAGGTAATAGATAGTTTAAAAGATATTCAGATAAGTACCGATACTAAAGTCGATAGTACTAAGTATAAAGAAATTTACGAAGACGATACAATAAAGATAATTCTAGGTAGAGATGCAGAAGAGTGGATATATATTCGTAATACATTATTACCAGCGTTACCACCATTTAAGGGTTCTTCATGGTGTATAGGCAACCCCGGTGGTAGTAATATGTATTACTCTTATAGAATTAAAAAGTTAAATCAATATTCACCAGAACAATTCTGGTCACAATATCTTATTCATAGCAAAGTACCTACACCTTCTCCTAAGTATCAAAATGCAGTATTGATGATATCACAAGATGGTGAGTATTATTTAACTTCTCAAGATAACAGGGATGATACACGCATGGAATGGAGCAGGGTAATACATCTTATACCTGCATTAAAAAATAAAGAGAAGTATATAAAATTTATACCATTATCGAAAAAAGAACAAGAAGAATATGCTGTCACAAAAGCTACACCGGAAAGTTTTGACAAACTAAGATATAGAGCAAAACAGGTATATTGTCAAGTAGGTAAGCCATTATTTATAAAAGATTTTATAAACATGGATAAAGATCTACAAACCATGTACATAAATGGTAGATTTGATAGAGGTGGTTTTTCTCTGTACAATAAAAGTACATACGATTCATATAGTAAAAATCTATTTGCAATTCCTGGACCCAAAGAGATAGATTTACCTCAAGGTAATATTCAATCACCTGAGTTTGTAGAGCGACTTAACAGCCTACTTGGAGATATTTCTATAGAAGATAAGTTTAGTATCTATAAACAACTCTTGTTTTATATATCACCTGAGCTTAAAAACTTTCCTCAAGCAATACAAACATTCTGCAGACAATGTGAGAAGTATTTACCTGCATTAAAAAATACACTACTTTCAAAACTTATATCAGAGTATAATATTAAAAATTTCAAAACATTACCAGATATGATAAAGTATACACTTTGCGAACTGCCTCAAATTTTCATAACAAGTTCTGATTTTATAAACCTACCTGAAAAATCACAAAATAACTATATTAATAGTAGAAAAACGTTAAGACATTTAGTGTATTTATTTTTTACACCTAAGATGATAAAAAAGATAGAATCTCTAAAACCATCTGAAATTAATGAACAAGCAATTACAAATATATGGAAAAATAACTCTGTAACATATAGACAAGTTATTGATATGGCTACAAGAGAAGGACAAAAACAAAAAGGTAAAGGGATTACATATTTGTTAAACTTCAATAATTTGAGCGGTGATATACCTGTACGAAAATTATACGCTTCAAAAGTCTTAGAAAAGATTAAAGAAGAAAACGAATAACATAAATATTAACATGGCAAAATTTGACGACTTAATAAAGCACATACTTAGTGAATCACCAGCACCTGCTATTACACCAGAAAAACCTACAGTAAAACCTGGCACAAAACCAGAAACACCAAGTAAACCATCTAAACCAGAACATCCTTTTGCACCTAAACCAGGTATAAAACCACGCCCTGATGCAAAGAAGAAATCACGTGAAGAGAATGAAGAAAATGCTGATGTTAAGTTATTTTTATCACACCGTCGTAAAAAATGAAATTTAATAAAAAAATATTCGAAGCTATAGATAAAGGTGATGCACCTAATCTCTTTCACAGTGATAAAGAGAAAAAATATAAACCATCTTTAGATGTAGAGAAGTTAATGCCTTCTCTATCTCAAAAAGAATCAAATTACATAGAAACAGTTACAAGTGCATCATATAAAAAGGCAATTGAAAGATTAAGAAATTATACCGGGTTAAATCCGGCTAGGACAGGTCTACCGCAACTACTAACAGTTGCAATGAGTGCTATACCTAAGATACAGCAGGTACAACACGCACACAAACAACATCTTGAAAAATTAGCAGTAGATACAGTTTTAAGTCTTCCAGAATTTGAGTTTTTTAAGCACATGATTGATCGTGGTCAGCTTAAAATAGTTGCTAAATTAGAGCAAGCAGATTTAAGTAATGCTATTACAAAAGAGGATCTTGAAAATAAAGAAGAAGAACCTGAAGAGGGCGAACTAACTAATGCTGAAGAAATTACATTAAACCTGGCCGTAGATCTCGGAGATGCAAGCGATGATAAGTTAAAATGGAAGTTTGCAAATATGTTAAAACAAGGAAATGCATTTAATAAGACATACTTGTTTAATATGGTTTCTGATGAACTAAATAAAATAGATCCAAACTTAGTAAAATTATATGGCACATTATCATCAGTAATACAAGTTGCATACTATGCAATGCCTGATATACCTCTTAATATGCGTTCATCAGAATCTGAAATGGGTTCATCTGAAGTTGTTCCAGAAGACGATATTTATACTGTATATGCTTTATCACCTTTCTTTCCGGTATTGATACATGAGATTGTAAAGGGGTTGTGGACATATCTAACCATGTCACTTGTAGGTCAAGGAGAACATGATGAAAGAACAATAGACGATGAAACTGTTGAGTTAATGACTGGACCTGAATTATACGCAAAATTCGTTGAGTTTATACCTTTCAAAGATTCAAAATATCTACCTCAGACAGTAATGCAATTAATAAAGACAAATAAGATTGCTGATGTTCTAGGTGGTGGTGATAAAGCTAAATCAGCTGTATATACAGCTTTAGATCAGGTAAAACAAATAATGGCAGAGTACGAAGATCAAATGGACGACTTTAACGGTGATAAATATAAGGATATAGAATAAATGGAAAATATTTTTCTTACACAATATATAAATGAAGCTTTTGATACAAAATCTTTAGCAGCTCATAGAAAAAGTCTAATATCTAAATACGGTAAAAAGGGTACGACAAGTGTAAAAGACGTAATAATAACTCCAGAGAAATTACAAATGCTCAAGACTATCAGAAATGATATGGGATTATTTAATGAAGGTGAGCCTGCACCAGCTTGGAATAGTTTTACAGCAGCGCTACTAAACAATATAAAAACCAATCCAGTTTTTGTTAAGAAGATGCTATCTAACGAGCAAACAGCTAAAAAATTTATAGCGTCCTTTATATTAAAGTTTAGACGCGAAATTGAAAGTACTTCCAGCTACCTTAGCGAAAAATTAAAGACTGGTTAAGTCGTTATACATTTGTATATCTTCTGTACTATACTGCTTAGTTAGTTGCTTAAACTCACCAGGTAATATTTGTTTACCATCAATGTAATACTCCATAATATCAGGTAGAACTGAGCCTGATGGACTAGTCATACCATAAAAATTAATTATAATGGCAGGGCCTGTTAGACGGTGAAGCTGACCGTGTTTTAACCACTTTGTTTCCTTAGTTTTACTAAAAGAAGAAGGCTGTAAGATATAAGCAGGTTTATCATCTTCTCTGTGTAATCTATTTTGAGGATCACGATACTGTATAAGTTCTCTATTGCTGGCTGTTATAGAAGTTTGTTTCTTGTATTGTAACTTACCTTCAATATAAAAATCTTCATCTTTAAACTTACCGCTTCCTTGTGAAATATATACATTTGCAGGTCCACCTATACGGTGATACTTGCCATTTTTGTACCATTCTTGTGATTCTATCTTACCATTTTTTATAGTAGTTTTAGCAGGGCCATTCTCCCTGTTCAACTTACCGTGTGTATACCAAGCTTCAATATGATGTATATTGGGATACTCTTGTATAATCTCATTAAGATTTAACTCTAGAGACCATTCATTATCAGTTAAAATCATAGCAGGTCCATCATCTCTATGTAATCTACCTTGTTTATCTCTCCATGATTTTCTGGTATATACTTCGTCGAATGCTGAACTATCTCTTTTAGATACGTGTGTTCGAGTAGTTTTCTCTACATCAGTAGGTGGTATAAGATACTTACTCTTAAGGCCTTCCTGTAAATAAAATTTTTTAAACGATAACATTACGAATTAAGGTCGTTTAGTATATCAAGATCTTCATCAGTGTAATCTTTAGCTGCTTGAGATACTTCATTAGGTAAGACTTCTTTACCTTTAATATAGTATTTCTTCTCGATGAGAGAACCGTCTTGATCATACTCTTCTAAAGCAGGACCTTTTATATTGTGTAATTGACCATCTCTATAATGAGATATAAGTTTAGGCTTACCATCTTTATAGAATAGCTCTACAGCAGGACCACTCTCATTATGCAGTACTTTAGTACTTGGCTTAAAAACGACATTAACACCTACTACACCATTACCCCAATTTAAAGTGTAAGCATTACTACCAGTCTCAGACATTTCATTTAAGATTTCTAGAAGAGCGTTGAAATTCATATGTTAATATTTATTATTTATGAATTTAAGTCATCTAAGATATCTAAGTCTTCTTTATCATATTGCTTAGTTAGCTGTTTAAATTCATTTGGTGTTAGTTCTTTACCATCTATATAGTACTCTTCTTCTATTTTATCACCATTTTGATTCCACACTTGACTAGCAGGACCATCTAAGCGATGAAGCTTGCTATCTTTATACCATTCTTCACTTCGCCTTTTACCATTTTTATGCCATGATTGATAAGCAGGTCTATCTAACCTATAACGTTTATTATCTCTAAACCATTCTTCAATATGTTTTTGACCATCTATATACCACAGTTGAACAGCAGGACCATCTAAGCGATGAAGCTTGCTATTCTTAAACCACTCTTCAAATTCTTTTTGACCATTTTTATACCACCATTGACGAGCAGGACCATCTAATCTATGAAATTCACCATCTTTAAGCCATTCTTCAGACTTAAGCTTTGTATCATCCTCATCCCAATACGTATGTATAACTTTAATATCTTGGTAATCTTCAATATTCTCTACTAATAAAATCAATTGATCAAACTTCATAAGATTATTTATGAATTTAAGTTATCTAATATATCCATATCTTCTTTATCGTATTGCTTAGTTAGTTGTTTAAGCTCATTTGGTGGTATTTCTTTACCGTTTATATAGTACTCTTCAATCATCTTTTGACCATCTTCATCCCACTCTTGACTAGCAGGACCATCTAAGCGATGAAGCTTGCTATCTTTATACCATTCTTCAAATTCTTTTTGACCATTTTTATACCAATCTTGACGAGCAGGTCCATCTAAGCGATGAGGTCTACCATCTATATAGTACTCTTCAATCATCTTTTGACCATTTGTATACCAGTATTGACGAGCAGGTCCATCTAATCTATGAAATTCATCATCTCTAAACCATTCTTCAATATATTTTTGACCATCTATATACCACAGTTGAACAGCAGGACCATCTAAGCGATGAAGCTTGTTATCTTTATACCATTCTTCAAATTCTTTTTGACCATTTTTATACCACCCTTGACGAGCAGGACAATCTAATCTATGAGGTTTACCATCTTTATACCAATACTCCTCCTTAGGTTTTGTCTCAGCATCATCCCAGTACACTCTTTCAACTCGAATATTTTCATTATCTTCTGCTAATAAAACTAAATCTTTAAACTTCATAAGATTATTTATAAGAAAACCTCTCTTTATATTTTTACGCCGCCCAAAAATTCCCGAAAGGCGTAATACTATCTATATTACCGAAAGTTCCGGGCCCTATATAGCGTTTCTATTTTTCTGCGCGCGTCGCGAGAATTTCCGAGGGTTCCGAGCTTTTTATGGTTCCGAGCGCTCTCTGCGGCGAATATAGAATTTCCCGCGACTTTTGCGGCGAGAATAGCGCTATTTATGGTTCCGAGCGCTCTCTGCGCAGAGAATTGGGCATGGGGCTCATTATACGAAAGTTCCTTTAACTAATAAGTGAAAACTCCTTTGCCCTGGTCTCTGAAACCTTTTTATATGAAAACCTTTTTTGAACTAGAGGTTCCGACTTTTCCGAAAAAAGTTATCTGCGATATAACCACTATCTTTTCTGAAAAGGTTCCTTTTATGCAGCCAAAGGAACATCTATATAATTAATGTAACTATTTATTATGAAGCGACAACCATTAGCTTATCCGAAATGTATAATATGAAATATTCTTTTAGGAGTTATATATCAAAGCTTTTCTGAAATGTATAATATGAAGATAGTATATAGCAGTTTCTGAAAAGTATAATATGAAGACCAATTAAGGCTACAAATAATATGCAGCCCTAATAAGTGCTAACTTATCCTTTATTACATTCTTCCCAACAAGTTAGCTCATCCTCGTTTTCTAATATTAATACCAGATCTTTTAAGTCATCAATTAGTTGTTGCAAATCTATTTTATCTTTAATGGCGTCTTCCTTTAATAGAGGATGCCCTTTAACAGGTTCTTTTTCTAGATATTTCTTTGCAAGTTCTAAATGTTTATTTGTCATAATAATTAGGGTGCATAATAAGTATATACTTGTTCCATCCTATAAAGTGAAACATTATTATATGAAACCATTATTTAATACCGTTTCAGAAACGCTCTTATATGCAAAAGAGGTGATCAACCGTTTCAGAAAAGTATTATATGAAATATGTACTAGAGCGGTTTCTGAAAGCTACAAGAGGATATCAGATCAACAAACTTTTCAGAAATAAACGGATTTGAAAAATGAGTGAGAAAATAATAGTAGGCTGCTTATATTAAGCAGCCTACTATTATGCTAATTACTTTTAGTCAATGCTGGGTTCTGAATCTTCGTCATCCGAATCCATATCTTCATCTTCTACATCCTCCACCATATCATTCTTCTTAACCTTACCTGCCGCAATCAAACGACGCGCTTCCTTTTGCGCCTCCTTAAACTCTTCATACTTAGCCTTGCGACGAGCCTCCTTTTCCTCAGCCTCAATCTTATTCTTAGCTTCCGCTGCCAATTCCATCTCTTCCATATGCTGAATGGCCGCATCCAAAATTGCGGTCATCGTATCTTTTTCCGTCAAGTTAAGCTTCTTGCGGATTTCGATAATGCGATTCTTATCGGCTTCATGGAGTAGAGCTGCGGTGAACTTGGCTGGCACTTTTAGGGTCTTCATTTTAGTAGTTAGTTTGTTGTTGTTGTTAATAAGGGCTCTATCGGCCCTACATTTATATTACTAAAGTTCCGTTGTAAGAGTTGAAGGAGGATCCGAGGAAAAATAAGTCCTAAGCTTTTCAGAAAAGTAAAAAATGCAAGCCGCACTTTTCTGAAAAAATAGAATACACCTTTCATACCTGACTTTTCTGAAAAGCTTTGAATGCTGCTTCCAATTCGTAAACCACTTTTCGAGGAACTTTGATATTATAAAGTTTAAGGGTCTATATTTTTCCTGTATACTATTTCAGTTCCTGCGTTTCGTACGCATTAAAATGCAAGGCTTTATATGATACTAATATAAAAGAAGCTTACAAGTACGCAGGAACAAGTACTTGTGCCTAGTAAGCAGGAACTGGAACAGAGTACTATATAGCCGTACTAAGAATCGGAACAATAAGAAAGGAGAGCCGCATAAAGCAGACTCTCCTTGTTCCTATATACTAGCTAACTAAAACTGTTCCTAGATACTATTGATTACTTACTAATCTTATCATCGACCTTATTTGAGAAGTATAGCATGATATAACCGAATACTGCCATCTTAATGATTACTAGTACTTGCATTACTAGAGTAGTTTGTTGCTTGAATGTAGCTCCTTCTAAGATAGCCAGTATTAGAAAGAATAGTGTTAGTAGTAGATTGATAGCTGTACGCATATAGTATGATCTAATATGTATATGAGGTTCTTATATCCAAGAATAACAATGTGTTTCGGGGCTCTCAGAGCGCTGTTTGTCTCTGAGAGCTGGGCGGGGCTATGATATCAGTGAGTGGGTTCTGTGAATGGTTAACTCATCTCGTCTAACCAGTTTTTGTAATAGGCTCTACCAGCTTTTGCTGCATTTGGACCACCTATAAATAGTGTTAACCCACCTGAACCTACTACGAAACGTGGACCTCCACTTTGTTTATACAAAATCTCAGTGCAAGCCAAAATTGTAAGCTTACCACTAGCAATTGAATTAAAGAATGATAATGGATCATCCACGAGTGTGATGTCTTTTGTTTTGAATACTCCTTTAGCAATAGCATCTTCGATAGTTAATTTAGCCTCGTCTGCATCTGGACCTGGTTTACCAGTGTCGACGAATTCATAAGGCATATGTAGCATAAGGTCTTCAAACCCATAATTAGTGTAGATGTCTGAATTATTATCTTCTGGTAAAATTATAAAACAGGTTGGATCATCACCAAGACTATCATAGTTATCTTCGCACCTTACTACCGCGTTAGCTACTTTTGTTCCGTAGTCCTCGTCGGTGTTCTCTTTATAGATAGAAGCATAAGCTTCTGAAATTAACTTATAATCATGTTTGTCTTTCATAGGTATATTTATTTATTCAGCGCTGCTCATAGATTTGAGAATCTTAGCTTGGGCTTCGAATTCTCTCTTGAAGCAGCATTATTTTTGTTTATATTTTGTTAGCATTCTGACATTTCTATGATCTCCCATACCTCTCTTGTAAATCCCTCTCCCATCCTCCTATAACCTTCCGGTGCCGCATTAGGTTTTTCGTTAATTTAACTATGATTTTTAACTATTTTATTAACGTATTCCTTAGCTTCCTTATTACTTACCCCTACTAATACAGGTGTTTGATATAGAGGCTCTCCTACATATTCATATACTGTATATGTATTAAGAGCTACTTGCTTATTCTTCATCCATTGCTTTGTTACCGGGTTTTGTTCACTCACCCATTTATAGTCTTGTTCGATATGGAAGCTTTGATCGTTCATATGAGTAATAATTAAAATATACCATCACAGAAGCCTTGCTCAATACCATTAACAATTTCCAATACCTTAGCCTTATCTGGACCTGCTACAAACAATGCACCATCTACGCAAGTTGCATCTATATACTCTCCTTCTTCATCTACCTCATTTGGCGCCGTATAAAGTGCTACATAACCTGTCTTTGCTAACTTCTGGAAGTTAAGCATATTTGCTACTACAGTAACATTCTTAAGTTCTTTTACCCGTCCCTTAATATAATCCATATGATCTTTATACATATCCATCTCATCTGGATTACTTGTGCGTAAAGCATCCGAAACCTCTTTAATGTTGCTAATAAAAGGACCAGGATCAGAGACTTCATGACCTTCATCACCGCCTAGGACTACTTTATAGATATTCATAATGTTTTAGATGTTATTTGTTTTACTGTGCACTATAATTATATGTTTGTTCCGAGGGCTAACTAATTACTAATTAAGCTTCCAAGTCAATATAAATCTCATCACCATTCTCATCCATAATAAGCTTACTAAGCTTATGATCTTTACCCACACCCCAATCACTCAGCTCATCAATAATACGCTGCACAGTGATAAGAGTCTTATCATTGTCGCCGAAACTAAAACTGTTACTTTCGCAGATGAAGTCGTATTGCTCATCACTGATATACTTTTCATCATACAAGGCACTTAGCTCTAAGATAGGTGTATATGTTGGTTTCACGTTATTATAATATATTTGTTCCCTTTGCTTACTCTTCTTCGTCTTTGAAAAGTGCTTCAAGATACTCTCGATCCTGAGCTTTATCAAAAGCTTCATTGACAGATTTTACAAACTCTTTAAGCTGTTCAATAGTGTCTACATTATGTAGCGCTTCGCTTAAGTTATCCTTTGCGCACTCAATATAGGTTTCTTGTTTTTCTTTTTGAGTCATACCAATATATTATATTGGTTCCCGGGGCTTACTATTGGCGTATCCCGTTTTTATATACAATTAGTTTTTTATTTGGATTATCTAATATAATATCCATTACATGATTAGTAATTACTTGTTCTGTATATGTAATTATTACACCGTTACTAAACATATTATTAAACCATTTATAGTACTTTGAACTTTCGAGTATAACAACATAGTCTACAATATCAAAGGTAAGTATAAATACATTGTTATCTATACTCTTAAAAGCCAACCAATCTACTTCATCTGGGTCGAACTGTCCTTTACTTTGTAGATTGTCTATATAGTATTGAAAGATACCATCTGATATCTCTTCTGGTGTATGTCTATTTTCTAGCTGATCTAGACGTGTATTAAAAAAGTGCTCAAGACTTGTAGTTGTTCTTATAACACATATTATAGCCTTGTTATTCATTTTATACGTTCTCCATCTCTATATACAATAAGCTCAGTATTATTACTATCATGTATAAGCTTTAATATGTGTTCGTATATATCAATCCAATCGGTATTACTACTCACCATTTTCATGATTTTATAGTACTTAGATGTATCAGGAATAATATATACATCATTATATATTTCTCTTGTAATTTCAATAACACCATCATCAACCACCAAAAATGATACATTTTTAGGTATATATCCTTCTTTTTTAAGAATGCTATTAGCTACATAGTTATATACACCATCTAAGCCTGGGCGGCTGTTTAGTAGTCTTAAATCATTGCGATTTTCACTGTGCATATCCTCGAGTTCACGGTCAAACTCTCCAATACGCACTCTGCAATATATAGCGTCTTTAATCATATACTTTTTACTATTAAACCTCCTGTTTTTTGTTCGTAATAATCTACTATAACGTCAGTGGCATGTTCAATTATCTTAGATTGGCGATTAATTATACGTACAAAGGGTAATTCTTTAAAGGTTTCTAATACTGGGTCCATTATACTATTTCTCCACATTAAGAATAACTGAATGGTTTGCTGATCCATAAGTTTTAAAGCTAAAGCCTTTTCATATGCTTCTTTAGGTGTACAGTTTAGCCAGATTAGCGTATAAAAATTACTATATCTACCATATATCAAAGCAGGTAAACCTTTAAAGTAACCTAAAGCTGCATACTTAAGTTCTACAGAGAACATCTGATTCATATCAAAGTCATACTCCAACGTAAACCCAGAATTTTCTAATGAATTACCTTTTACATATCTTGATTGTAAAAAGAAACCATTATTATTACAGCATAACAAATACATATATTTATTTATACATAAAAAAAGGCTTTATATACTTATAAAGCCTTTTTTTAATTTTAATGTACGTCGTCGTACGGTATATAATTCTTGACCTTTTCTAGTGCTTCTACTATGCTATCATCTTTAGTAAACCCAGCCTTAAAGAGTTTATTTAAGGCTGTATCGATGTGCTTAGAAGTACTTTTATATGCCTTATATTCTTTAGCGTGTTGTTTAACACGCTTCATAAGATCATCTGTAGTCATATTAAAGGTCTTCAGTTACAACATCAGGATAACTAATGGCTACTGCCAGTGCAAACATCCCTTCTAGGACTGAGGCAGTCTCGCGAGTGCCTACAAATCCTTCACCTTGGACGTAGTATTTGTTAGTTTTGGTATTTTTAATAAGCATATTGTGTTTGGGTTAGCACAAAAATAATATCTTAGTTCCTAAGGATGTATTTTTCATTCCTAAACAGGTTGGTAAACTCTAGTACCATTACTGTTAGCCAATACGTGTTCAGCAACAATAGCCATTATATTGCGTATTAACCTGTAGTCACCTATTTTTTCTAAACTAATTAATACTTGATATAATGGATTAACTTCTAGTATACCAAAAATTAATATGCCTTCAAAATCAACTGGATGTAAATAGTTTACCTGCCTTACAGTATACAGATGTATATTATCGTACTCATATTTCATCCAATGCTTATTATTATCTTCTTCATGTGGATTAATAGGTTTATAATGGTACGGTAACTCTGCAACTATATAATCATGCCATTCTTGCACACTCATACCTGCAACACCTAAACTTGGATGTAGAGTTATGATATTAAACTCATTATAATTTTCTGCATCAAACTGGCATACAATTTCAAATATTTTCATCTTTAGTAGTTATTAAAGAGTCTGCGATACATTTTAGTATCTGCTCATCAGACACACCTTTTACATCATCATTAAAGATATGCATCTTATCGTACCCACTATTGGCATATATTGCTAACATTATCATACGTCGTGATACTTTCTTATGTTATCTAAGACTATATCCACAGTATGATTGCTAATTTTGTAATCAAGATCATTTAGTAACTCTACTCTCTGTAATTGATTCCAGAGTTCGTTTTTATTATTTAATATTAATAACCCATAATCTTTATATTTGTCGATACAAACAACATAGTCTCCTTTCACACCAACCATTGATGGGTCTGCCCATTGATTTTTAATCATATCGTAAGCTACATCTGTAGCAGTATCCATATCTTCAAAATCGTTTGGTTGTTCGTCATATAATGCATCAGCAAGGTGTTCTGCTGAATTATTCAAAGTATTATTATATACTACGTTGTAAGCTTCTTCTATATCATTAGTGTGTATATCACTAAAATAGAAGAAGTAATCACCACCATTTTTGTTTATTACAAGATATTTAGCCATATATAGACAATAAGAAACCTTATTGGTTTATATTATTTATAAACCAATAAGGTTTAATCTGTTTTATTTGCTAGTTATAGTTGGCTTTAATTGCTCTCCATACAGCACGAGCAGCAGTACGCTCATCAGGATCATTACTCATTAGTGCAGCTTTAATAGCAGCTACGCCTTGAGACGAAAGCGGCTTACTAGTTATAGCTTTCGCACGCTTATCAAGATTAACAGCTTTACAAGCCGCGATAAGATCTACATCAGTGCTCATATTACTTAGTATTGGTATTAACACCGACAAACTCTTGAATCTCTTCAAGGAGTGCAACAGGGTTAGCAATTGGAGATTCTGATGTAATCTCGTCTCCGTGCTGAGTATAGAGCCGGCTATCAACTATCTTATCCTTATCAGCCGCGTAGAAGTCCTTAAGAATGAGCTCACCATACTCAGGATGCTCAACAACGTATTCGATTACTTTTAGGGTTTGGATAGATACAAGTTTCATATGTTTGTTGCTTCCCCTAAATTATGTGTTAGTTCCTAAGGCTGCATTTATAGCTTTACACCACATTTAGTACCATTAGAAAATGTATAGTCTTCGAGTAGAGTTTCTCTTGTTACATGATATTTAACAATATCACCTGTTAGTCGTAGTGTTATCCAATTTTTACTAATCGAAAATACAACAAACTTGCTGCTCTTATTTTTACCGTCAAAAATATAGCAATCGAGATACTTGCATAGCTCAGTATTCGTAAACGGACGATATAAAGGTTCAGGCTTTACTCGATACTCATCAGTATCCCAAGCCCAGATAGGTTCATCAGTATCATGCCACTTATCCTCGGTAATAGTACTATATTGAATAGCCTTACCTTCAAGAGCAGCCTTGATAATTTTAACCCTCTTAGGAATCTCTTCAAGCTCTTTCTTAGCAAGTTCTGGATTATTGATTTTCAGATGCATATTTGTTAAAAAGTAAAGTCGTAGAACTCATCGCGTTCACCGATAATGATACCATTTGAGGATCGCATCTGTTTCCAGCGACCTTTATCACTCTTCATCACTTCAATCCACTTACCATTTTTAAACTTGAAATGATAGAGGTTACCATTCTCATTAGTCTCATACTTGTAATCTTGACTATCACTCATACCGTTATTATCGATACGAGTAGCTTTATCTTGCTGAACTGTTACGATCTTGCGAATGTGATCGTAAGCAACTACAGTACCAGCATGGCGATCTTTTGCATAACAAATAGTTGCTCCTTCATTGATTGAAGGCTTGCGATGAGCAGTAACCTGAATACCAAGGTTACTGTGAAGATTGTAAGTAGGCTTAAGTAGTGACATATTAGATGCTATTTAGTATGCGGTTTTGATCGAGAAACGTATCATCAACTTTTACAAGAAAAGGTTCATCACTATCTAGAATAGAAGGATCGATGAACAACGAAGGATTGTAATAAAGTTCCTCGATTAGTTCATCGCGAGTGTTAGCAATAACAAACGGTACAGGATACTCATCCAAGAGATCTTGAAAACCAGTTGAGCTAAACCCATTACTAACAGCCATCATAAGTTTTGCAACACATGCTGGTGTAAGCTTTTTATTGTTCTCCTTATAACAGATCACAATGTCAGTAATCAAATCCATTTGATATGATCGAAGCGACTTAAACAGATCGTCTGTTGTGAGCTCAATGAGCTTTACGTTTGTTTGTTTCATGTTTACCTTAACATTATTTGTTTGTTCCCTGATCGTCAGTTTCATCGTCTTCTTTATATGTATTATTATTCAATCTTCGGATAACTACTCTTAGCAAAAACGTATATATCCACGCATTTGCACTCCAAGTAGCGGTTGACCAATCTTTAGCACTAATAGATAGTACTAAGGCTAGCGATGAACCCATTAGATTAATTGCTGTTGCTATGTAAACCCACTTATAATACCTCATATGTTTTTAGCATCTCCTCTAAATCTTTTACTATACCCTCTTTGCTTTTACAATTCTCTTCACCTTCCACATGTGGAATAAATACCTCTTCATTCCACTCTTCAAATGCTGCACTTAACAGAACGTTATATATAGCTTCGGTAGTATTATTCTTCATCTTCGTAATCGGATTCTTCAAAACTGTCTTCAGCCTCCTTAAAGGCATGATCTTGGAGTTTATCCAGTTGGTCAGGTGTGAGATCAAAGAGGTCGTCGATATGTACCTTTTCTTCATCTATAACTGCATAGACGTTTCCGATCTCTACACTATACGACTCTTCATTACCGAACTCATGACCAAAAGAAGTATCTTCGATACTGTATTCGTAATCTAGTAAAAGCTCACAACCGTCATAAAAGGCATTATCATCATCACTAGAAAGCATAAAGTACTCATTCAATACTTCTGCCTGCTTATCATTAACCCAGACATATTTATATGTAGAATTCATAAAGATGTTTAATGTTAGTACAAACGATATTATCTATTTGTTCCTTAGCGATTGTTAATCTTCTTAACCGCTTCTTCTGCACAAGCAATCCAACAATTACCGTCGATTAGTCCATTATTGAATACCTCAGGGCCGGCCTTGACTACTTGTGAGGAATAGTTGTAAATGGCTTCAATAATGAATGCTTGCATAAGCGGACCATTGTTGGAGAACTCCATCATATCAGTAATCATCTCTACATTAGTCTTGCGATTTTCGGTATTCATTTGCTTTAGTTGTTGTTGTTTATAGGAAGCATTGAAGGGTATGCTTCTTCTTTGCAGATATCATTGTGCCACTCTACCATATTATCAATCTCTGCTTGAGGAATACTTTCTTTAGCACGAGCTCGTTTGACGAGATCTTTTACCTCATCAATCCATTCCTCACACAGATCGTTCATCATGTCTGTGAGATCTGACCGCAAAAATCGTAAAGTGGCTGCTGTTTCAATAAGATCTTGGATTGTATATTTCGTATCCATATATTATATTATTTTAGTTCTGAGTAGGGTCAGTATATAGAGAACCAGTATCAATAATAAATCTAGCTGCTAAATCTTTACCATGCTCAGTTAGCTTATACTTACCATTATTTGTAGTAGTAAAAACATTATGAGTAATACCCACATCTATTAACATTTGATGATTTTTCGTAACTATTTCGCGAGGGATGACGTCTTTATGTGAATCAGGTAGTTTATTAAAGATATAGTCTTCTATTTCTTGTAAACTAAATTCATCAAGCTTCCCTAGCAATGCATGCATTGCTAGGGAAGCCATCAATGAATGTTCTAGCGCATTACTATACATATTAACCGCTAACTCGAACTTCAAAGCTCATGTTCTCGACGTAATCACAAATTCGATTATCAAGATCAGACTCACAAACAAACTCATCACTATCCGATACTGCTTCTACAATAGCATCAGAGATATCTCTATCTTCTTTGATGAGCTTTAAAACCTCATCCTTAACAGCTGCACTGTTATTTGTGCCGTTATTCTGCAAATGAAGCTTAACTGCCTCATGAATCTTATCCTCTAGCGTAGTATTGATCTTAGCAACTACACGATCTACAATCTCGTTAGTAACGTTTTCGATGAATGAGTTAATAATAGTATTCATAATGTTTGGGTGCAATTATATTTTAAGTTTGTTCCCTTTGCTTACGTTTATATAACTTTTTAGATATAAACTTAAATGTAGGCTTGGGCATAGGTTTGCGAATTGATTTGATCAACTCTACGATTTTAAGTTTACTATTCATAAAATTAACATAGTGTCTAAAGAAACCTCTTTAGACACTATGTATGGGTATTCTGATGAATACCTCCACCACGTTACCTAAGCAACGAAAATAAAAAAAGGAGTTAATAACTCCTTTGTAGGTTAGCCTTCAATAGGCTGAGCAGCTACCTGCTTATCCTTGACGGCAATCCGAGCAGCAGCCCGAACCTCTTTCTGGGCCTGCTTAAGAGCCTCGTAACGCTCCTTCTTCTTAGCAGCCTTCTCAGCTTCATACTGCTCATTAATCGCAGCAGCTTCAGCAAGGATTTCATCCTTAGCAAGCAACGCCTTATCGAGAATAATCTCCATAAGTTCCTTCTCAGAGAGCTTAGTCTCATCACGAAGGACCTTAAGAGCGTCCTTAGTCTTTTCATTTACCATGACGGCCGTAAACTTGGCCTTAGTTTCAGTACTCATATGTTTTGGTTTGTTGTTTAGTGCCGTTATTGGCGACAAAATTATATTTTAGTTCCTGATACTTATGTTGTTAGCGTATCTTAAGCAAACTTGATATTTACTTCGTAAGTACGTCCATCATTACATTACGATACGTAATTGCATTTTGCAAAGCAAATGCTGTACCACCATGTTGATTGTCACCGAACCACTTTGAGCGGTCCTGTCCTCCAATATGTGAGCGAACCTGCCAGCCATGCTGGTTGGTTAGTGAGATGTCGATACGATTGATGTTTTTTAGTGGCTTATTGTTCATATTAAATATTTTCGATTATTCCGCTGAATTTTTCAAGATCTGATAGTTCTTCCTTATATGGTGTACGCATTACTAGTTGATATATCTCTTCAAATGTAAATTCTCCTGGAAGAAATGCATAACAACCTCTCTCATTCCAAATATAATTCATCTGTTCCTCGAAGTGATTTGGTGTTGGGTTGTCAGTAAAGTAAAAGTTTCGATGATCGTATTCAATCATCTTCCACATAGATAAGTCTAGCTCATCATGTTTATCTTCTTTATGTGTGTTTATTACTTCTGTGTGTATTTTAACATTGCAAGGTGTTTGGATACTTTCAACTTTATCATAGTTATATGCACAACCAAAAAGAAAACCTATATAAGCTATTGCGCAATTTATAATTATATTAGATACTTTTATCATTTACAGGTATTCTTAGAGAAGTTTTTAACTGCAGATCTTGCACCGTTTGCTACATAATACTTCTTAGTAGACTCAAAAGAGTCAGCGGTAAAGATCTCTACCTCACCTCCCGTCTTATGAGCAAACGTCATACGACCAAACCTATTCTTAGATGTTTCACGAGGCTGAAAGTTCGGATTAGGTAGGATACCCATCTCAATTAACTTCTTAGTCTTATCTTCGTTCATATGTTTATGGGAATTTTGTTAAAGTTCCTTTGGCATCAGTATACCATACCCTTTTCAAGTTATATTGTCCAAGATAAAAAGCGCAGTTAGGGCAAGGAATACTATTATCTACTTCTCCATTGTTGTTAATGCGGATGTTAATCATCTCAATCTTAGAAAAGTCATCAATAGATTTACCCTTACCAAGTGCATCCATTTCAGAGTGGATACCAGCAATATAATCCTTTTTATACTCTCTAGTACACTTATAAGTAGCAGAGATACGATTAGTCTTCTTATAATGGTTAGTACCGATCTCGATTATCTTTCCTTTTCTAACTAGAAATGATACATGAAAGCATGGGCCAGATTTGTGCTTCTCAATCTTGAGAGCTCGAGCAATATCAATTAATCTATTGAATTGCTTGTTGTTCATGTTTGAAAATGGCGCCTCCGGTTGGACTCTAACCCAGAATAAAAGCTTAATGGTGCCTTCGTTGGGATTCGAACCCAAATAAACGCTTTAGAAGAGCGTTGTCCTAATCCATTGAACGACAAAGGCATATTCATTTTACTAAAAGTGATTTTATATACTCCTCAGTTAGTTGTTCTTTAGTAAGAAAAATAATATTATTATACTGTTCCTTGAGATGTTGAATTTTTGTTGACTGTACTTGCCTAGCAAAGGGGTTCTTAGGATCTAGGAATAGGTTATAATCTGGTAAAAAAAAGTCACTAAAATAATTATGTTCTATACCTTCACTATCTTTCCATCTTATTGGTTTGGGACGTATCCATAAAACTTTTAAATTATCAAGTATATTAGCAAGATTTAACTCCCAACTAGAATCTAGCAGTACACCTTTGTACTTAATAGTTTTCTTCTTTAACCGTCTATGTGGTGAGTTTAGTGCTATATTTCGTAATTTTATTTTTGTCTCTTCAGATTGTGATCTTTTTCCATATTTTACATAAATCAATGCTGCATTCTCTTTTCGATTTCGTTTTTTAATTAGCCCATTTTTAGATGCTTTGCATATAGTTAAGGCTGTGCAGTTGAATTTAGTCGCACATTCAGCATAACTTTTACCAGTATCATAATAGTTTTGGACTTCTTCCCAATTTATATCATCATAACGAGTATATGAACATGTTTTACACCATCTTAAATGATTTCTTTTGGCGCCAACTTTAAGTCCACTTATATCTTTATCACATGTAGGACAGTATATTATCATGTAACTATTTATCGGATAGAGCAACGAATCAAGGCGCTTGCTCTATACAACTGAGCTACAGTGACATAAAATGTTAAACTAGTTTTTCGATTTTGTATCGAGAGTTCTGTGTGGTTGCAATGCCATCCTTATACTCAATAACCTTTGAGGTAGAAAATACACCGTCGCGACCAGCTGGATGTTTCTTATTCGCAACACGAGCAAGCCAAATAGGTGAACCTACTTTAATCTCTTCTATAAGAGAACCAAGAGTCCAGTAATCGTCGGTGATTGAAGAGGCTTTACTAAACTCGTTAAGTGCCTCAATTTTGGTGATCTTATAAAGAGTTATACCAAACCTAGCAAAGCGGCTATGAGCCTTTACAAACTCATTGATGTATTCTTGTTCGGTCATTTTATAATTTTATGAAAGTTCCACCAGCCCGTTTTTATTGAGGTGGTCGCTGGCTCTCCCTCAGTCGATCATATCCCCAAGCTTTATGGGCTTGGTTCTTGAATGGTTAGCTGACAAATACGTTCTCGGGATTAGCTTCAATATACTCCCCGATTTGCTTAAAAGTTAACTCTCGGTCGTTCATATCTGCAAGACTACCAAACTTATCACCTTGAACAGTTGCAGCTTTCTTAAACTTACCAACACAATTGCGTAATTTAAGTAATGTTCTTGCGCTATTAGGTAATGTATGACCATCAATATCATATTTAATAAAGGGTAATGCACCATGTGGCTCCTCTATCGTTTTGGGTAGCTTTAATTCACCTGTTTCGTTAGCAAGTTTGCAAGCTAGACCAAGACAGCAATACACAGCTGTCTTATTTAACCGATTAACGGTATGTAGTCGGCTCTTACCTTGACGAAAACGTCCAGATTTAAGAGCATCAATCCAGAGACGTTGAAATGGTGTAAAATTATATGGTTGTTTGTTCATGTTATATTATTGAAGTAACGTTGAGGATTTTGTCGAATTTTAGCAGCAAGACATTTATGAGATTCACCCATATCGTTCAATACTGCGAGATCATCTCCGCGTTTATCTACTAAGTTAAGCGCAGTTTGAACTGATTTTGGTAAATAACTTCTCCCACCATCAAAAGACACAACAGGTTTACCTAATGCAGCTGATACTGACATTTTCTTTGAAACCTTTACTCCATTCTCACGTGCAACAACACAAGCAACACCGAGACAACAATAACTAACCGTCTTACGTTTTATATTGCGTGTTGCAAGGTGATTTTTACCTTGACGAAAACGTCCAGTTTCGAGAGCATTAATCCAAGCTTCTTGTAAAGGTGTAAAATTGTATTTCATACTTGTATATGTTATTCTTGTTCCTGATGCTATTCAGGATGTATGTAATTAAAAAATTGGTGCCGCAGGCCGGACTCGAACCGGCACGCCGTTAAGGCAACAGATTTTAAGTCTGTAGTGTCTACCATTCCACCACTGCGGCATTAATCTCTCAGGTGACACTAACTATTAACCCATTACTCTAATTATTAACAAACAACATTATCACCTGAGAGAAAATTAAAAAAAGAACTAAATGAAGGATATCAACTTTTATAGTGGTTTAGCCTATCTTCAATGAAGTCAGCGTTAGCTCATAGGTTATATCCATTACCACCTTGTATCGCTTAGAAAGCGATTAGCATTTTCAATTAACTTATCTTTTATATGACATAATTTTATAGAAGTTCCAAGGTTAAAAGATTTGATAATCTCCATGGTAGTTATTCTGCTATAGTTATTTCAGGAGGGTTTCTCTCTACTGCTGCTGTGCTGCTCACAACATTTGGAGCATCCTAAGACTACCTTAATCATCCTAGGCCATTCTTACGAATCGATTATCAAAATTAGTGAAGTGTTATAAGACTCGAACTTATATGTTGTGACTAAATCAACCGGCCCGCTAAGTGTATACGTCATATACCACCGCCTATGTTTACCATTTCATCAAACACCTCAAAAAACTAATCACATAACAATCAGGTAATCTTCTGCCGCTGGTTACCGGTTACCTCCGATCCGAGACTTATACATGATAGTTTAAATTGCTATGTGAAGATTATATGAAAGAACAAAAAAATAAAGCCCAGATAGGTTTGACCTGCGTTACCTATTATTCGTTTCATCAGCAGGTGAGTCATCCACGAATATATCTATCGTTAGAAAGAACTGGATAAATCAATAAAGAACAAAAATGTTTACGGTTACTTTACAATGGCTGTTTTTGATGACTAGTCAGCCCAATTTCCACGAATTTCACCGTTGGATAATTCCGGTTAGAGGTCAATCTTTCCTTGTTACCCTAAGCTATTAAAATGGTAGGCAGAGTGGGATTCTAACCCACGATCCGAGTGTTATGAGCACTCCGCTTTGGAACGGGCTAAGCTATCTGCCTGAAAGATTTACAAAACTTACAAAGAACAAAAATAATTCTCAATATAGGCCGTTCATACAATACTTTTGCTAATGTACTATTGTATACATCGCACCGTGCGTAGTTCAATTATCCGTAGCATCGGAATTTTGTAACCACTTATATTGAGAAAAGAACAAAATTAGTGCGTTGTACGTAGGAGCTACCAACGCTAATAGCTGTACTTCACCAGCCTACTCTAGCTTTCATTACCACTCTGCGCTTTCAAAGTATCGGTAACTACTCATTATACATTTCACTTAAGACAATCACCTGCGGGTGTGTTGCAATATATAAGTTTCTATCAATTACTATCTAGAAATTGTTAACGAACTCTCTTAACACCTAAATTGTATTAAAGTTCCTAGGCTATAATTTTTATTAGCTCAATTTAATGCAGCAATCCAGATCATAGAAACCTTGCTTATCAAAACCTTCTGAAGCCAATACCTGCGTGTTGATAAAGTCAGCAAGGTTACGAGCATCACCTTCCAGTAGTTTCAATTTATTAGCTACATAATCCCAATGAGCAAAATGGCTAAAGGTATATGCTCCTTTTCCCATGATACCAATAAAGAAAGATCCTTCATTGCGTATAAATCCTACTTGAAACATTGTCCCATTGCCTAGTGCAAGGTTAATAAAACCATGCGTTGAATCTAGGTATTTAAACTCCTTACTCTCAAAAGGTCTAATTGTTTCCATGTTTTATTTTATATCAGTTCCTGCGGATTAACCAATCTCTTTACCTCTAAAGTAAGCACATAAAGCCATCCAAAAAGCTGTTAAAAACGTACAGATTGCATAACCTGCACCCATATTCTTGTATATAAGTGCAGATACTGATCCAAGTATAATACAAGGTACTGTACCATCTAAAGCGATGTATCGTAGTATTCTTTTCATTTTGTTTTATATTCTGAGTTACTAGGCAAGCTCTTAGTTAACTGCTTAAGGTGTATAAGTAGCTGAGTAAGCTCATTAACCTCATCGTGCGGCCATTCTTCATTATTATTTTCTTCTAATAAATTGATAATCTCTTCCATCTTGGAAGAAGCTTCAGCACGTGTATAAGAGATATCTATCTCTTGATTTGTTTGAGTGTCCATAAAAGTATTGGGAAAAGGAAATCGGAGGCTAACCAGTCGTTGCAGAAAATGCGGTTAAATGTCACAGGTCATGCGGAGCAGCTAGCCCCGCATTTCTGAACTTGTCGTTAGGCACGGGGAACCGTCCTGCGTGTAGTCGGCAAAGGTGCATTCCGTTGAAGTTCCCGCACGCAGACGCTTTGCACGGTCTGCTTATCCATGCGCCGCCCCTTCGCTCCATAGGATAGTATCCTTCACAGAGCCTAACAAGGCACTGGACGCGAAGCCCTTTGCGGGTCGCGGGTTGATCGGAAGCGTTGTTTTTCATCGGTAGTCAGGTAGAGCGCGGCTTTTTTCTGACGCATTGAGCGCCTGAGCGACCTTGGCTTGGG